TGCTTATGCCAGAGTATCAATGGAAACAGAACAGCTACATCATTCCCTTTCTGCCCAAATTAGTCATTACAGTGTTTTAATACAGAGCAATCCAGAATGGGAATATGTAGGCGTTTATGCTGAAATGTAAACACGAGATTTAATACAATCTGATTATTCCTATACCTTTTGATTTTCCCTGCCCTCGGTAGGGTTCATTTTTTATGTATGGGCTCATTTTCGGAGAAGGGTTCATAAGACAGAAAAAGGCACTCCGCAAGAAACGGAGTGCGCTGTGCTTACATCTTGATTTCTGTGCCGTTCTGAAATGTAAATCGGATGTCGTCCTTACTGTGGATGGTCACATGGTCAATCATGCTGTACCAAAGTTCATCGGTGAACTCTGTGACTGCATCCTGCTTGGCGAGTTCCGAAAGGAACTGCTCGACCATTTCACGGTGTGCTTGCTTTTCCGCAATCGACTGCTCCACGGTTTCGAGGCGGTCTTTCGTGCGGTCAAAGCGTTTAGCGAGACTGTCGTAGCGTTTTTGGTATTCATCTTGGTTCTGTGCGATGCGGGCGTTCTCTGCGATGCATTCCTCGATGAGTTCCGCCACCGTGTTCATATCGACTTGCAGATCTGTCCGTTCCCGCATAAGTGAAGAGGTATCGAAAACCGTATCCTTGATGGCTTCAAAATCCTCAATCAGCGCATCCTTTTCGGTGATGAGGATGTTCATCGCTTTTATGAAAAGGCTCCGTATCTCGTCCTCAGTGATGTGCGGCGTGCCACATTTGCAGTCCCCGTCGAATTTATGATTGCATTGCCAGATGACTTTTCTGTATTTGTCATTGGAGTGCCACACTTTTGAGCCGTACCAGCTACCGCAATCACCGCATTTTATTCTACTGGAGAATGGGCTAATACTGCTGTTGCGGTTCTGACCGGGATGTCTGACCGCCATAAGCTTCTGAACTCTGTCGAACACGCCCGGCTCGATGATGGCGGGATGATTGTTCTCTACATAGTATTGCGGAACCTGCCCGTCGTTCTTGATTTTCTTCTTGGTAAGGAAATCTTCGGTGTAGACCTTTTGCAGAAGGGCGTCGCCTTTGTACTTCTCGTTCGTGAGGATGCTCTTGACCGTAGATGCCGACCAGGTCTTTTTCTTTCCGGGCGTAGGGATGCCTTCGGAAGTCAGCACTTTCGCAATCGCATACGGTGAGCGTCCCTGCAGGAACAGTCCGTAAATCCTGCGAATGATCTGTGCTTCGTCCTCGTTCAGCACAAGATTGCCGTCCTCGCCGCGGTCGTAGCCAAGGAACCGTCCGAACGGAACCGTGACCTTGCCGTCTTGAAATCGCTTTCTCTGTCCCCATGTGCAGTTCTCCGAAATGGAGCGGCTTTCTTCCTGTGCAAGACTCGACATGATAGTGAGGAGAAGTTCCCCCTTGCCATCGAATGTCCAGATGTTCTCTTTTTCAAAATAGCACTCTGTGCCGTGTTCCTTCAGCTTTCGGATGGTTGTAAGGCTGTCCACGGTGTTGCGGGCGAAACGGCTGACCGATTTTGTAATGATGAGGTCGATCTTGCCAGCCAGAGCATCCTCCACCATGTTGTTGAAGCCGTCACGCTTCTTTGTGTTGCAGCCGGTTATTCCTTCGTCCGCATACACGGAAACGAACTCCCAATCATCTCTGCCTTGGATGTAGGTGGTGTAGTAGTCCACCTGCGCTTCATAGCTGCTTTGCTGTTCTTCGTGGTCTGTGCTGACGCGGGCGTATGCTGCGACCTTCCTTTTTTTCTTGCAGGACAGCGGCGCTGCCGTGTACTTGCTCTTGGTAGCAGGAATGGTAATTACACTCTTTGCCATCTCTCTGTCCTCCCTTCGTAAAAGTGGTATTCGAGGTTGCCGTCCTCAAGAACGGTGATGTACTCGATCTGTTCTGAAAAGACCTGCTTGTCAAAATCCTCCAAGCCGAGGATGTGCGCTGTGATCTGCCGTAGCTGAAAATCGGTGTAATTGATGTTGTTGCAGGTCATTCCTTTTTTCTTCTTTCCTATGCAGTACCAGTACACCCACTTGTTTGCGGAATTGACGCGGTGATAGATATTGCCGCACTCGGCGCATCGTATTTTGCCCTGAAATGCATCTGTGAGCGTGACCTTGTGCCTCGGCTGATTCAGATGCAGGTTTTTCCATCGCCGCGTTTCGCCACCGATAAGGTGGAACTCCACATCGCCGTTCTTCAGAACAACGATGTCCTTAACTCGGCTCTCGAAAATCTCCTCATCGAAAGAATCGGTTTCAAGGACATCGGCACAGATGTTTTTCAGTTCTTCCTCGCTGAAGTTCACGCTGGAACAGGTCATCCCGGTTTCCTTCTTGCTCCGGCAAATCCAATGTACATAGGTCCTACCTTTGACTTTTCCTTTCTTGCGGGTGAACTGCGCTCCACAGGTGCCACAGCGAATTTTTTTGGTAAAGCAGTAGGTGGGATTGAGGAGCGAGGCTCTGCGTTCCATCTCTGCCTTGACCTTTGCATAGGTTTCACGGTCAATGATTGCCTCGTGGCAGTCCGCCATGTAATACTGTGGCAGTTCGCCGCGGTTTGTAACCTTGTCCTTTTTGATGGGATCGGATACATAACATTTCTGCCGTCTGATGTCCCCGGCGTAGACCTCGTTGAAAATAAGCTGCCGTACCGAGGCTTCTTGAAAATCGTTGCCGAGGATGGTGTGGATACCTGCGTTATTCAGGTTATCTGCAATGTCCCGTAAGGTAACGCCGTCGATGTACATCTGAAACATCCATCTGACCGATTCGGCTTCTTCGGGAATGATGATGTACTTTTTCTGCTCCTCATCGTATTGGTAGCCGAGAATGTGCTTGTTCGCCACACCAATCTCGCCGCTCTTGAACCGCTTGTGGATGCCCCATTTCACATTCTCGGAAATGCTGCGGCTTTCTTCCTGTGCAAAAGAAGCGAGGAGTGAAAGCATCAGTTCTCCATCCTCGGAGAATGAATTGATGTGTTCCTTCTCGAACCGCACCTCCACGCCGATGGACTTGAGGCGGCGCACGGTTTCCAGAAGGTCGACCGTGTTCCTTGCGAATCGGCTGATGGACTTGGTGAGTATGATGTCGATCTTCCCGGCTTCACAGTCGGTGAGCATTCTTTTGAACTCGTCCCTCTTGTAGGTGAGGGTACCCGTTATTCCGCAGTCAACATACACGCCTGCATATTCCCATTCGGGATTTTTCTGTATCAGTTCGCTGTAGTAGCTGACCTGTGCGGATGCGGAATGCAGAAGCCGCTCCGTGTCCTTCGAGACACGGGCATACGCAGCGACTTTTTTCCTTGTCGGAAGGGCTGCCTTTTTTGGCTCTAACTTGGTGATTTTCCGCATAAAATCAACTCCTTTCCGACACTATATATCACTCTAAAAGCCGGTTATATCAAGGGCTTTCCCGATAATAATGTAGACAAAGTCGGGCGATATTTTTCGAGGAGTTTTGTCTTGATCTGGTGGTATTCCTCCTCCGAGATGGAACCCTTTTTGAGAAGCGTATCCGCAATCTGAACTCCGGCCTGATATTGCATTTCGCGGTTAAATTCCTGATCACTCATGGCATACACCGCCTTTGAATCGAGCCGTAATGTAACACTCGTGGGAGCAGTATTTTCTGTGGCTATTTCCGTAGGAGGAGAAAGGCTTACCGCATCCGGTGCAACGGAAGTCATACACAGCTTTTTTCTTTATCTGCTCCGGGTGAGAGTGCCACCAGTTCTCGCGGCATTCCCTGGAACAGAAAATCCGTGTCTTTTGTTTTTCGGTTTGCACGAGAGGAGCGCCGCATTCCCGACAGACGGAAGGAGCGGTATCAGAGGCAGGGGTATCCTGCGGAGCGGACAGATTATTTCTGCGGCAGTAGCTTTTTACGGTATCCTTTGAGATGCCGAGCGTTTCACCGATTTTTGCATAGGTCGCGCCTTTGGAGCGGAGTTCCGCTATGGTGCGTTTCTGTTCATTGGTCATGAAGATTCCTCCAATCCGAGGATTCCTATCCTCATGGTTAAACAGAAAAAGGCGGCCGGGATTGAGGGTATGCAAATAAAAAAGCCTGTGAGCATTCCGAAGAACACCCACAGGCAATCGTATGTGCAGATATAAAATTTTAGATGCGGGTACAGAAATCGAGCGAAATCCAGCCCGCACCGCTTTTGAGCCGTCCCCAGCCTGCGGTCGAGCCTTTGCCGGACTTTACCTCCACGATGGTGTATACACCCACGGGAATAAACTGCGTCCTGTCGTAATCCGTCCCCGGTCCTTTGCGGACATTAAGGTCGGAGATGCTGACCTTAACAAGGAACGGAACGTCCGCCGATGCCGCCGTAGCAGTTGTGTTCGGTGTGTAGATGTTTACACCGTTTACATCAAACACACTGTATCCGGGATTGGCGTCCGCGCAGTTCTTGGCGTTCTCCAGAATCTTGAACGCCCCTTTCTGCGACTTGGAGTCCGCCCATGTCTTACGGACGCGGTACAACACAGATGTCTGCGTTGTCGGTGCGGTACTGTCTGTGCCGCCATTAAGAGCCGCCGTGACCTTCTCGGCAAGATCGCTCATCCTGGCATACATCCAGTTGCCGGGACAGCTTTTGTTTGCGAACCACCGATGTACGGTCAGAATCATCTCGCCGGACTTCGGCTCATAGGAGAGCGTTTTGTCCTTATCGCCGAGCCATAACAGCTTGTTCTTGCCGTTGCGCTTGCAGATATCCACGCACAGCTTGATAAGCGTCTGATATACGACATCTTTGAATGCATACGGCTCCGTAGTATCGCTGGCGCACTCGATGGTGATCGCCCTCTGGTCGTTGGCGTTGGAGGAAGAACACCATGAGCGGTTCTTCTCCTCCACATACATTCCGACCCTGCCGTCCTTGTCGATACCGTAGTTGGAGGATGCCTGCGTGGAGGACTTGGCGAACCAGTCTCCAAGCCCCTCCGCCGTACACTGACCGACCACACAGTGCGGCGTGATGCGGTCAATGGAATGCGTCCGCTGCCCGGAATTGTTCGGGCTGAGTTTGGTGTAAGCCACCATAGAACTGTTTGTATAAGCCATTACTCGTCACCGTCCTTTCCATCGGTTTCGCGGTCATGGAGCTGCTCCAGCACTGCCTTCAGCTTTTCCGGGACAGGCAGTCCCAGGTGCGCGGCGTTCTCTGTAAGGCTCACGCCCTCGTTGGAGATGTAAAAGAAAATGACCGCCGTGCGAAGCACGCTGCCTGTCCCGATGACCTGCACATCGAGGATGTTGGCAATCCCCACAAGCAGGAAAATAAGCACCTTTCGGCAGATTCCCTTGAAGCCCACTTCGCTGGAGAGTTTCTTGTCCGCAACGGCGCACATAACGCCCGTGATGTAGTCGATTGCCACGAACGCCACAAGAGCGATAAGCAGACCGTCACACCCGCCGAGAAAGTATCCGAGCCATCCTCCGATTGCCGCGATGATTACCTGAATTGTGTTCCAGAACTCTTTCATAAAATTTGTCCTCCTTTTCGTTTTGGGTATGAAAAAAGCGACTGCCCGTAAGCAATCGCTGATTTCCGAAAGATAGTGTTTTCAGTTGTGTTGTATTGTCAGACCTGTTTCGGCAGATATTCCCATAATCTCAAATCCTCCTGCCCAAGGGACCACATACACATCCCCCGGAGTTTCCACCGATATGCCGCCTCATTCGCCCAATAGATGAGGGAGTCCACATCCTGATAGTAGAGAATGGAGAAACCATCCGCATCGCCGAGGAACAGCCGCGATATCCAGATATTGATGTCCACGGGAATGACCGTAGCCCGGTAGTCATTGCCGCAGGAAAGCGAAGTCATATCGTCCGAATGGAAGAAGTCGTAGTCCAGCGAAATGTCCTCGCTCCGTGTGGCGGATTCTTCGATGTCGCTGGTCAGTGTGAACACCTGGAACTCGCTGTCCCATGTGCAGCTGCTCCTGCTGATACGACCGTAGGATTTCTGCGTCCCGTCAGGCATCACCACATCGAACCGCTCATACGGCTCGTATGTCCAGGCGTCACCCATGCGCATCAATTCACAGACCGTCCGGTTGTCGGAGCGGTAACCGGCATAGCCGCCGGAGAAACCGCTGACCGTTGCCGTGAACCGCAGCGTATAGGAAGAGCCGGAATAGACGCGCACCTTGTTCCCTCGGATACGCATTTCAACGGTGTACATATTCGGATTGTCGCGAAGGTCTGCATTTGCCGTCCTCGTGATCGCCTGACTGTAGCTGCCGAGGAGCGTGGAGCCGCCCCATAACTCCACCGCCTGACTATCGTAATTGAGACAGCAGAAAAGGTTACCGCAGAAAACGCCCGCCCGTCCGCTGCCGTTTGCCGGGAACGCCAGCCTTGCCCGGAGATGGATGTCCGAGAAGCCGTCATACTGCCACGCAAGCTGACCCTTGCCGTCAAGCTGTGAATAAACGCGCTCTGTGGAGTATTCATCCGACCGCCACACCTCGAAGGAGCCGGACAGCGTTTTCCAGTAGTTCGTTTCAAGTACGCCGTAGTCCCGGAAGTCCTCGTACCACACAAGAGCCGAGTCGGGCTTTCTGCGGAGCATTTCAAGCGTGAGACGGAATCCCCGGTCGGGACCGACCATGTTTCCTTCCACATCCTTAAACTGCCGCGGGGAGAAGGCATAGATCGCATCCCCCGCAGACGGCTCTTCCGAGAAAGAACCGCAGATGCGGAAACCGTAAAACTGTACGCCCTTCACATCGACAGAAATCTTCAGCGTATGCGTTCCTGCCGAAAGACTGACCCCGCTTGCAAGCGAAGTCCAGAAGGTACTTCTCCAGTACGGCCACCACAGGCGGCTTTCCGAATAGTGCGTGGTCACTCCATCCAGCGATACATAGATGCCGTTTTTGTCCCAGAAAGGATAGCAGAGCCGCACCGCCACATCATAAGTCCCCGCCGTGCTTATGGTAAAACTGTATGTGACAGAGCCTTCGTCTCCGAGCGTAGCAACGCCGTTCTCAATGGACACGATGCCGGATGCGCCGGTATAGTTACCACCGTCATGGTCGATGATGATATTTTCAAACTCGGTTTTCTGCTGCTTGCCGTATGCGGTCAGATAGTGCCTGCCGTTATATGTCCCGCTCATCTGAGGAGAGGAATAGCTGTCGGCGTCCCGACCTTCCATGTAGTCGTACACATGAGGGAGCGCCCACGGCACTTTGTTGTTATCATCCCAATATCCCACAAACGGGATGAACGGCTGCGGCGGCTCATCGTCTGTGAAGTTATACACGCCTTTCAGCCAGTTCTGCGCGGCGTAGTAGGTCTGCGAAGTGCCGCGATAAGTCTTGCCGATGTTGGCGGGCAGGTCGTATATCTGCCAGTTCCATCCGTATGCTGGCATACCGAAAAACACCTTATCCGCGTCCATGACATCCACGGCATAGTCGTAAATGCCCTCAAGCCAGGAACGCGGAGACACGGGACCGGGAGCGGAGCCTGCCCACGCCATGCCGTAGCTCATGATGGACGCGGTATCGCAGTAATCATTAAGGTCTGCGTATACGCACCAGTTCTCGCCGCCGACCGAGCCGTTGACGCTCGTCATACCCGGCAGACAGATGTTCATCATCTTGGAGGAGTCGTAGGCTTTGACCGTATTGTAGATGTTGGCGAACATCTGCGTGGACGCTGCGTGCGTGGAATATCCGTCCCCGCGTTCCAGGTCAATGTCGATGCCATTGCACCACGGATATTTTTCCATGATGCGGACGATCTCCGAGAGGAAGGTATCCTGCGCACCGTCCGTGTTATCCCGCAGAGCCGCAAAGATGCTGTTCGTGCCGTCATTGGAGATGGTCAGCAGCCAGTTGATGTGTGGGTATTTATTGATGTAGGTCAGCATACTTGAGATGCTGACGCCGCTCTCGTAAATCTCCCCGGTTGCCTTTACCTTGAAGGAGAACAACCCGATCTGGCTGATGCGGTCACCGTAGTCCCGCAGAGCGTTATACATCCTGGCATTGCCCATGAAAGTCCACACCATGATTTTCTTTCCCTTTAATGTGTCCATCAGAGCAATCCTCCTCCATCATCCATTTCCTGCATTGAATATAAAAGCTGCGCGGATTTCCCCTGCGGAAGGGACACGATATGCTTTGAATCCCACGCCGCGCTATACTGATAAAATCCGTCCTTCTTTTCCTTCACGCCGTTTCTCGTGCATTCTCTCGTGGTTGCCAGAAGAGCCACATCGTCCCCGGCATACATGGCGTTGGGGAATACCGCCTTCTGACCTCCAACGCCCTGGGCAAGCGTGACCGAACCGCCCTCCATATATTGTTTCGGATACAGGTGGATATCCAGTCCTGCCGATGTGCCGCCGAGGTTTAAGAGGATCACCGTCTCTTTCGAGCGGACGATGCCGTTGAACCATACGGGAGCGTTCTCCGATTCCTTCAGGCAGACTTCCGTGTGTGGAGTGTAGCCGGCCAGAGCGGGACCCTCCTGCAGCTGCAGGTCGGTGAACCATATCGTGCCGGAGCAGTCGGTGACGGTAGGAACCACCGTGACGCTCACGACTCGCTTATCCTGCTTTTTGTTTACGACCTCCGCAAGTCGAATGAATCTGACGTTACCCATCAAGCGTCCACTTGATCTCGCAGGGATGTCCTACCCATCCCGTAGCGACCGCTCCCGCCTGGAGAAATATATCCGTCACATACAGTTTTCCCGTGCAGTTTGTGATGCAGATGCGGACGGTGATGGACTTGACCCTCGCGCCATAGTTCTCCGGCGTGACCTTCGCCTGTGTTTTTGAAAAATAAACCATAGTCCACCTCCGTCAGTACAAGTCGATGAATCGGCTCTCTGTCGTGCCGTCCTCGTATTCGATGATGACCTCAATGCCGACCTGCGAGGAATCCGAGAGTTTCTCCAAATTCTCCGAGCCGATCTGCGCCGAAATCGTATAGCTGTCGCGGTTGGCGGGATACACGGTCTGCGACAGGCTTTTTGTCATGCCTGACACGCCCTCCGCCATGAAGGACGCCGTGCCGGACGCGCCGTTCTCACCGTCAGCCGTAAAGCCGGAACTCGTCCAGTAGGCAAGCCCGTCGTCAGCGCGGGAATTGCGCAGCAGATTAAACGGCACCATTTCACGGATATCATTGTTGGACACCACGCTCGTGCCTTCCAGCGTATCGGCGGCGTTGTCCCATTGGCTTGCGGAACTGCCGAGGTTCTTCAGCGTGGTGGAAAGCTCCAGCACCGTGTTCCACGGCTCCTGCAGGTTGTATTCCCGGCGCACGATTCTTGTCGTGACCGAAATTCCCAGTTCCTTGTCCTCCACACGCACATAATCCCCAAGTTCCCACGCTTCATGCTCGTAGCCCGTGAGGACGGACAGATCCATCGCATTCAGCACATAGGAAATGGTGGGCTTTGCGTACTGCGCCAGCCGCATCTCCGTGTATTCCTTCATCTGATACGGATTCGTAAAAGACGAGCAGTCCAGCGTGGAGATGCGTACTTCATTTGTATAAGTAAAGTCCTCCACATAGGCCTTGCCGCTGTTGATGTCGGCAAAGGTCAGCCCGTCCGCGCCCACGGCATAGAGCCTGGTCACAAGGCTGCGGGTATCGACCACCCTCTGAATGGACTTCATGTTCTTTTTGTAGGCAAAGAGTGCGCCGCTGTCCTTTCCGTTGACCGTCAGCAGATGCACGAGCCTGTTCGGGCAGTCGAAAACAAGATCGCCGCCGTGCAGGTCAGCCGCATTTCGGAGAATGGAAAGCGCGTTCTTCTCCGTACTTGTCCACGTTCTCTTGGTGCGCACATTGACCGTACCGACAGACCACTCCGTTCCGGCAAGAGCATAAGCCATCGCCGTTTCCGGGTATTCCGCTTCAAAGGTGCGTTCCTCTTTTCTGACGGAAAAGGTAAGATCATAAAACTCCGCCTCGGCGTACACCTGTGTGACGGAATTGCCCTCGGTATCCTTGCTGTCCGTGACCGTGCGCACCTTGTAGATATCGTCCACAATCTGTATTTTCTTCTCGCTGTCGATGTAGACGCGCTTGCTGTCGCGGTACGGAATCTTAAAGGAAAGCGTGTCCTCGCCGTTGATTTCACCCGTAACGATGATGTCGTAGGCGTTCTCCAGAACAGCCTCCCACGCACCGTTGCTGTCAAGCACCACGGGACGGGAATAGCCGATCTTTTCATACGGCGATTTCGGAATGTTGTAGAGCCGGATGTCTGTCAGTTTCGGTGTTTTCGAAGTATCCGTGGTCGTAAGCGTCACACGGAAACGGATATAGTCCCGATTGGGAGACGCCAGCTTTCCGTCAGCGGGAACAGCTGCCCAATCGCTCCATGTGATGAGATCGTCGCTTGTGGACGTCTCCACTGCGGATACGGCGGTTGTGCCGGAAATGTACTCGCTCGTCACGGATACACGCCCCGTGCCGGAAAGACCGCATTCCGCTGCCGCCGTTGTAAGGACGCCCACGGTCGGATAGACGCCGCCCGAAGCCCGGAGCATGACCGTCCCCGGCTCGGTGATGCCGTCAACCGCTCCCGTGGTATCTCCGGCGTTCGCCATGACAGCAGAGCGGAAATAGTCCATAAGATCGTCTGCGGTAAGAGCCGAATCACAGTCCAGAAACCAGTCGTCAAAGCCTCCTGCGTACCAGTAGGAGCTGTTCAGCATCCCCCAGATAAGGTCAGCCGTGCAGGAGCGGTTCAGTTCTCCCGATATGGTCAGTGCGGAGGATTTCCATACCGTACTGCTTTCCTTATCGCCGACCACATACCACGCCTTTTTGTTGTCAGGCTCAATCACCGCTGCGATGAAGTACCACTTGGCGTTCTCTAAAGAAAAAGACGGCGTGACCGAAGTATCCAGTATCAGAGAGCCGGAGGAATTGTAGAGCATGAGTCTCGGCTTTCCCCGGATGAGCGACAGGTAAAATATCGGATTGCCCGTACCTCCGCGGGTAGATAAAAGCGGCGTGTATGTGTTGCCCACGGAATAGGTGGTCGGACGCATCCAGCCGCCTACGATGATACGCTCTCCGATGTCGGAGAACATCGTGCCGTCATTCGTAACCTTGAGATAGGTCTGCTCTGAGGAGGGATTATTGATATTCATGCGGAAATAAGAGCCGAATATGCCGTTTGTCAGCGAAGCTGTCGTTCCGCTCCAGTTATTGATGTATGCCTTCCTGCCGTTGCCGGAGGAATCGGCAAGGCAGGTATCGGAGTCCGGTGCGTCCTCATTGAACCGCCACAGACCGCCCTTGGCATATTCCGCCGGAAACTCTCCCGTGAAATCCGTCTGCTTGTTCAGTATTGTTTTTAAGGACATGAGCCGTCACCTCCATCTGCTTCTTGCCTGTATCTCAAGGCTTGTAAATTCTGCGTTATTCTCCTCCACAGTTATCGTGTTATCGCCGACTTCAAGCGAGGGAAAATTCAGTTCCGAAAGGTAGGGAAGACCGTTTCGCAGGACGTTGCCGTCCGCATCCTCTACCCATGCGGTCATCATGTCCGTATCGACCACCAGCGTTTCCGCTGCCGTAAGCGTAGCATTTGCAATTTTCAGTTCCGAGCCGTTTGTGGTAATGGTGATGCAGTTGCTCACGCCGGAAGTGATAACGCCCTTGATGCGGTAAATGGGATGAGTCTCAATGTTTCCCTTTGTTCGTTTGACGGTGTGCGTACCCGCTGCCGTGATGGAAAATTCCTCGTCCTCCACGGCGTAGGCAAACGGATCGGGACAGAGGAACTTAAGGTTAAAACTGCCCGCCGAGCGGATGAGAAGTCTCTCGCAGTCCGCTTTCTCGGAGAGCCTTGCCATAAAGTACCTGTCCGGCACATCGTCAAATATAAGCTGTTTCAGTCCGTCCGCAGGATCGAGCCACAGCGCGATATCGTCCAGCACCGACACGAGAGCGGCGAAGGTTCTCTTCGGCGGTATGCTGCACGATACATTGATTTCCCTATAGTCGAAATCCGCACCGAAGTCCGCAATGCCGCTCTTGCCAGGAATGGATGCGGTATAGTTGCGTAGGTTTCCGCACACCTGCCAGGAAGTGAGCCGTGCTTTCAGACCCATATCCGCAGATGATGTATCGTTGTATATAAAGCCCATTCAACCTACCTCCTTATGCCGTTGAAAAGCGTCCCTGCGCACGGGAGCCTGTCTGTATCAAATCGTACAGTTCCTGTGAAATCCTGCGGATATCGTCTTCGCTGCGGACGATCATCTGACCGACCGAAACGAGCGCGCCGTAGGAACTGCCGCTGTTCGTACCGGCTGCCCCGTTCACTGCGGAGCGAACGGTCGCATCAGCGTCAAGGTTGAAATTACTCGGCACGGCGGTCTTCATATCATCCGCCAGCCCGTTCATCACATCCATGATGCCATTATTCAAATCCTGCGCGGCTTCTATCGCCACCTTAGCAGAATCATCGATACCGCCGGCAAGACCCTGTGTCAGCATATCGCCGACCCACGCCATCTCCCTGGACGGCGAGGATATTCCGAAGAAGCCCTTGATCTTGCTCATGAGGTTGGAGCAGAAGCCGCTGACCTTGCCCCACAGCCAGGAGGCAGCATCGCTGATGCCGTTCCAGATGCCCTTGATAAGATTCAAGCCGACCTGCGCCATCTGCGACACGCCGCCTGCAAATCCCTTCACGATGGAGGATATAATCTGCGGCACGGCTTTCACGATTGCCACAATGATCTGCGGCAGATTCTGTATGAGAGCCACGAAAAGCTGAACGCCTGCCATGATGATCTTGTCGATGTTCCCGATGAGTGCATTCACGATAGATGTAATAATCTGCGGAATGGCGTTTACAATCGTGGTAATGATGGTCGGCAGGTTCTCTATCAGAGCTACAAGCAGACGGACGCCTGCGTCAATCAGCTGCGGTATGCTGCCGAGGACAGCAGTCAGGATGCCGTCAATGATCTGCGGTATCGCCGCCACGATTGCCGTAATAATCTCCGGCAGAGCCGTGATAAGCGAAGTCAGAAGCTGAATCCCAGCGTCGATGATTTGAGGGATTGCTGAGATAATAAATTCCACAATCGCCGTGATGATGTCCGGCAGAGCCGCCACGAGAACGGGAATCGCGTCAAGAAGTCCCTGCGCCAGACCCATAATCAGCTGAAGCGCCGCATCCAGTATCATCGGGAGGTTCTCGATCAAGCCCTGCACGATGGTCACGATTGCCTGCACCGCCGCAGGGATAAGCGTAGGAAGAGCCTCGCCGATACCCTGCACGAGCGTAGCGATAAGCTGCACGGCGGCATCAATCAGAAGCGGCAGGTTCTCTATAATGGCGTTCACTATCGTCATGACCGCCTCGACCGCCGCCGGAATAAGGCTCGGCAGCAGATTCAGCAGCGTGGTAAGCACCTGGGAAAAAAGCTCCGTAACCGTCTGAAGGAGTGTCGGCAGAAGCTCCGCCACCGCTTCAAGCAGTGCGCCCGTTGCGGTAGGGAGTGCGGACACGATATTTTCAATGATCGGCGTTACATTAGCAACGACATCCTTAAATGCGTCCACCACATTGTTGCAGAGCTGCTCCATATCCGCATCGGCGTTGCCGAATCCTACAACAAGGTTCTGAATCGCCGCCTGCATGGAGTTGATGGAGCCGGAAATGGTGTGTTCCGCTTCTTTTGCGGTCGTACCCGTGATGTCCATGCTCGTCTGGATCACATGAATGGCTTCGACCACATCCGCATATGAATCGATGTTGTATTCAATACCGGAGATAGCCTGGGCATCGGCGAGGAGACGTTCCATTTCTTCCTTCGTGCCGCCGTATCCCAGCTTGAGGTTGTCCAGCATTGTGTAGTTCTGCTTGGCAAATCCCTGATAGGCGTTCTGTATGGATGTCATGTCGGTACCCATCTTGTTGGCGTTGTCCGACATATCCGTGATGGCCATATCCGCATACTTTACGGCTTTTTCGGTATCGCCGCCGAGGGACTGGATAAGACTTGCGGAAAAGCCCGTAACCGTCTCCATGTAGTCGTTTGCCGACATACCCGCCGTCTTATATGCGTTGGCGGCATAGTTCTGAAGCACCTGCGAGGAATCCTTGAATAGAGTATCCACACCGCCGACCAGCTGTTCGTAGTCGGCATAGGCGTCAATTACCTCTTTGCCGAGCTTCACGGCGGCGGCTCCGGCGGCCACCACGACCGCACCCATTGCCGCGCCGACCGTTTTCAGAACCGTACCGAGACCCTTGAATTTGCTCTCGGATTTTTCGGCGGCGTCTCCGGCTTCATCAATTTCATCGCCCATATCGTCCGCACTGTCGGTAACATCGTCCATCTCGGAATCCATGTCCTCAAGGGCGTCACCGGCGCGGCCGTAGTTGGAGTTTGCCTCCTCCAGAGCGGCGTTGTTGTCGCTGAGTTCACGCTCCATATCGTTGAGCGCGGCCTCGGCGTTATTCAGCTGAATCTGCCAGCTCTGTGTCCTGCGGTCTGTTTCCCCAAAGGAATCAGACGCATTCTGGAGAGCGGAGCGCAGCGTCTCGATTTTCTGTTTCTGTGCTTCGATTTCCTTGTTCAGCACATTGTTCCGTGCGGACAGTGCCTGCACGGACTTGTCGTTCTTGTCAAACTGCGAAGATACCAGCTTCATTTCCGAGCCGAGTACCTTGAACGACTGGTTGATATCGGCGAGAGCCTTCTTGAATTCCTTTTCGCCCTCCACGCCAATCTTCAGACCGAAATTGTCTGCCATGCCTCTTTCCCTCCTTCCTGTCAGATTCCATATGGGATAACATCGTCAATCGTGAGATTCTGTTTTGGCTTCGAAATGCCGTTATACTGCCTGTGGCATTCCCACAAATCCATAAACAGACCAAACGGCATCAGCCAGAACTCATCCTGCGAAAGATGAAGCTGACCGATGCCGTAATATAAAAGCCGGGTAAATAACTCCTCGTCACTTACCCGACTTATGCGTTTTTTGAGTCCGGCTCACTTTCCACATTGCGCTTCGTTCCTCTGTACATAGCCTCCATGATGGCGTCCTTATAGTCCGTCAGTTCCATCGGCGAAGTGAGAAGCTCGACCTCCTCCGCAGTCAGTTCCGGCTTTTTCTCGTCCGGATGCTTGAGGTTGTGTACCAGAATCGGCTGATTGCACAGGAGCGTAATAAGCCATACGATCTCATCCAGAGCCATCTCAAAGTTCTCGGATTTCATGAGCTTATCTCCGAGGTTTTCCAAGCCGCCGTAGCGTCCCGCGATTTCCTTTGTCGCTTTGGTGGTGAGGAGCATTTCGTACTCCTGACCGCCGATTTTTACGATTGCGCTTCTTTCATCCATGATGCGTTACCTCCTTAACCCTGACCTTCATAGGAAGGCTCATAAACGCTTGTGTACCAGCCGGTGATCGTCTCTGCGGTCACGCCCGTATCGTCCTCGGACACCTCCGCTTTCCACGGATGCTTGCCGAGAGCGTCCACCTTGTTTCTGCGGTAAACCGTACCCTCAATGGTAGGCGTAGAGAACTCGATGCTTTCTCCTTTGGTGGTAAGGTTCGTGGCAGGAATGCCGAAGATTACGCGGTAGAGCCAGAAATAGCGGTACTTGCCGTTCGCCTTTTTCGCACGGAAACCGATAGCTACGGGATCGCCACCGTCCTCCGATGCGGAAACAAGAACTCCGTTCTCATCAACGACAGCCCCGGTAAGGTCTGCCGCCACAGCAAGACCGATATTGTCCACGCCGAGGGAAAGCGTCCCGCTCTGGAACTCCTTCACGACCTCTGCCGCGCCGTCATCCGCATAAAGCGTAGCCTCCGCAAGTTCCACGGAAAGTTCCGCAGTCATTGCCTTGGCAAGGGACACGGGAGTCGCATAGGTTTCGCTGCCGCTTGTATCCTCCGTGATCTTGGAGTAGTAAAGTTTATCAAGACCGATTGTAGCCATAATGTTCAATCCTCCGTTTCATAAAGTTTCGCCACGTCAATGGCGTAGTGGTGGAAGCCGGTATCGTCCTCGTGTCCGATGTACCGTCTGTCCGTGACCGTAAAATCAGCGGCAAGGAGCGCACTGCAAAGCTGCTTCTTGCGCTGCATATAATTTCCCTTGGAGAACAGGGAAAGCCGCGCCTCCTGCGTCTCGTATCCGGGAGCATCATCCGCGTGAAGCTCGTAGGTATCCGCAATCGGAGTCACCACGACATATTCATCCGGCGGCTCATCGGAAAACACGCCCGTCTCCACGGAAAGACCGCAGTCCGTGACCACAGTTTTGATTTCAGATAACAGGCTCATATGCCGTTCACCTCCGATTCCAGTTTTGCCTTCATCGCTTCAATGCAGGCTTTCTTAGATGCCGATTTCGCAGGCTTCAAAAACGGCTTTGCAGGCTGCCCGCTTTTACCGTATTCGAGAACGGTCGCTATCTTGGCATTGCTATCTCCGTCAGACCTCGGTTCGGCAAAGCCGACCTTCACATTGAAATCGCCGTTTCTGTCCTGTAGGGCAGGCGATGTTCCGAGAGCGGATAAAAGCTGACCCGTGGAACGTGACGGCTCCTTCGTACCTGTCCCGATAACGGATGAGAGGTTGGAGCGCACCCTGCTTTCCACGATCTCCGCACCCGCTTCCAGCACTTTCGGCAGAATTTCATCCGTCTTGTCCGCAAGCCTGGAAACCTTCATAAGAAACTCCTCCGGCATTTTCCATGTTGCCTTAGCCACTCTTTTTCACCTCCGTCCCCAGCGCCTCAAGGTACATACCTCTGCCTTTCATATCCTCCACGGAAGTGATCTCAAAGATATGCCCATCGCAGAGTATCTTCATTTCAGTAGTGACTGTAACGCCGGGTATCACGCGGAAACGGAAAAGGTCAGTGGCGGTCGAGTAGGTGGCCATATTTGCCCATTTCTCGCTGCCGTGCCGACCTTCCCGGTAAGCGCGTACCTTCGCAACGACCACATCCGTTTCCGTCTTAAAGCCCTCATCGTCCTGCGTGAACTGCTTCTCCACGATAGAGATGAAGGTATTCATCTTTCCGAAGCTCATAGTCACACCTTCCAATCCCGGTCGATCCGAAGAAGGAGGTTGACCGTGTTCCATACTTGCTGCGCCGCATTCGTGTTGTCGGCGAAGAAACCGCCCGTGGAGCCGTCCCTCGACTCATAGAAGTGGCTTGCCAGCATAATGACCGCCTGTTCCGTGGTCGCAGGCATGGAGTTCTCCGAGTAGTAACCCTCCGCAATGTGCTGATAGCTTTCCGCATAGGAAACGGCGGCAGTGATGTAGCCTTCCAGCAGTTCATCATCCGCCGAATGCGAAAGAATCAGATTCGCTTTTACTTTCTCAAGCAAAGTATCCATCACCGCCGCCTCCTTTTCCTTAAGCCGTCTTCATCTTCAGAAGCTGGATGCCCTCCGGCAGGATGACCTTGCCGTCCACACGCTCCGTAGCCACATAGCCGATCTGACCGTTGGTAGCGTAAAGTTCGTTGAGTCTCTGTACGGTACGGCCTGCGCGGTCACCGATCCAGTAGTTCTTGAAATCGCCGAACGCCACGGTAAGCGCGCCCGCCGCCATAGTCGGAACATAAGGCGAGGTATAGAGGTCGTAACCGAGCAGTCTGTCGGGCTGACCCGCCTGAAGCGAAGGCTGCCACAGGTATGCGCCGTTCTGATCCTTCAGCTTGCGGATGGCGGAGATGGTCGCATCGTTCATGAGGAACTTTGCGTTCCTGCGGTACGGGGACTTCAGCGCATACACAAGGCTGATAAGTTCGTCCGCAGTGATGGCGTTGTTCGCCGCTGCCGTAACGCCGACCGTGCCGCCGCTTGCGGTAAAGATACCCGTAGGCTGGTTGGTGCCGGTACCCACGCAGAACGCCTCCTCCTCGGCAATGCCGAAGGCTCTGGCAAATTCCTTCATGAGGTAGTCCTCAATGTCGAAAGCCGCATCCTGCAGAAGCTCCACGCTCACACGGCAAAGGTCGGTCAGCTTGAATGCGTCAATCTGCTTCTGGCCGAAGGTCGGATTGCTCTCGGTGTATGCGGCGTTCTCCGCAGTCCACTGTGCGGTAGAGTGGCCCGTGGCAACGGGAATTTTGCGCTCATGCTGTGTGGTGATGACCTTGGCAAGGGAACGGATCACGTTCTCTTCCTCAAGAGCGGTCACAATCTCGCGCTCGAAATCCTCCGGCACGAGGTAGCCGCCGTCAGCGTCAGTACCCTCGGACAGCACATTGTGAACGAGAATTTTACCGCGAAGATGGCGGTCAAAATCCTCCTTGTAGGCATCGGACGCTCTGCCAACCTTGTCAGCCCCCACGGATGCAGCCCTTTCGGGAGTCCCGGTGATCGGTCTGTTCACGGGCTTGTTCAGTTCCGCTTCGATAGCGTCTCTGCGCTCCATACGCTTGATCTCGTTGGTGAGACTGTCCAGGTCATGCTCCATTTTGGTGTAGGTGGCGTCATCCTCTGCGGAAAGGACGCCCATGTCGTTTCTGTGGGTATCGAGGAATCCTTCCATCGTGTTCCACAGCTTGGCTCTCTTGTTTCTCATCTCTGTAATAGTCATGGTAAAAATCCTCCTTGCTTAAAGCAGTTTTTTGTAAAGAGACGCCCTCAGTTCATCGACCGGGCGTCCTTCGGGTTTCTTCTCCGGCTTGACCTTCGACTTGCCGGAAATCTTATTGATGAGGGAGCGTTCCACCGCTGATGCGGCGAATTCGTAACCCTCGGCTGCTGCGGATTCGCGCTTTTCATCCGTTAAGATTCCGTCCGCGAATCCAAGTTCGATGGCTTTCCTGGCGTTCATCCAGGTGGTGTCGTCCATCATGTGCGAGAGCTGCGTATGTGTAAGCCCTGTCTTGATCTCGTAGGCGTTGATGATGCTTTCCTTGACCTCGGAGAGCATATCGATTGCCTTTTCCATGTCCGCATGATCGCCGAACGCCATCGTTGCCGGATTATGGATCATCATCAGAGCGGTAGGAGCCATCAGCACCTTCGTACCCGCCATAGCGACCACCGATGCCGCAGACGCCGCGATGCCGTCCACCTTGACGGTCACATCGCCTTTGTAGTCCATCAGCATGGTGTAAATCTGACTGGCGGCGATGCAGTCCCCGCCGGGCGAGTTGAGCCAGATGGTAATGGGACCGCTGCCCGCAAAAAGCTCCTCGCAGAACTCAGCCGGAGTGATGTCATCGTCAAACCAGCTTTCCTCGGCTATTGTGCCGTACAGTTCAAGCACCCGCTCTGCGGACGGTTCTTCGTCCGTCTGATTTTTCCAATTCCAGAACTTCCTGTTCTTCATCGGATTCGTCCTCCTTTCCGTTGTCGTCTGTATCTGCAAAAGCACCCGCCTGTGAGAGTGGGAGCATATTGCCATTAATGAGGTAGAGATCGCCGCCGTCCTCTGCGGGGATGCGGTCGAGGTTCTCCAGTTCACGGATGTCGTTTGCGCTCATCCATCCGTTCTGCCTTGCCGTGGCGTATCCGCTCATGCGGCTGGCGTAATCGCCGCGGAGCAGTCCTTCCACATTGAATTTCACGAAATATGTCTTTTTCTCTTCGGAAGTAAGGAGCGTCCGTTGTATCGATTGCTCCCATCTGACCACCCACGGATCGAGCGTGTACTTTACGAACTCAAGGCTCTGCTGTTCGATGTTGGAGAAGCTGCTTTTTTCCAGATCGCCCACCATGTGCGGAGGCACACGGAAAATCCTCGCTATCTCATTTATTTGGAACTTGCGCGTTTCGAGGAACTGCGCCTGCTCAGGCGATATGGAGATGGGCGTGTATTTCATGCCCTCTTCCAACACCGCTATCTTGTTGCTGTTCGCCGAGCCGCCGAAAGTCTGCTGCCAGCTTTCTCTTACGCGGGACGGATCCTTGATCGTGCCTGGATGCTCCAACACGCCGGAGGGAGCCGCACCGTTAGCGAAGAACTTGCTGCCGTATTCCTCGGTCGCTATCGCAAGCCCTATGGCGTTCTTTGCCATCGCAATCGGCGAGTAGCCCACAAGCCCATCAAAGCCCAGCCCCGGAATATGCAGCACATCGGACGGCATCAGCACGACCGTATCGCCTTTGGCAATATGCGCTTCATCCGAAGAGCGTGTGTATTGGTAGTAGAGTTGCCCGTTGATATCACGGTTGACGCTCATCTTGTTTGCCATGAGCGGGTACAGTCCGATGATCTCGCCTTTACCGTTGCGGATGATCTGCGCATAGGCATTGCCGTATAACAAAAGATGAGTCATCAGCGTTTCTCGGAACACGAATGAACTCATCTCAGGATTCGGCTCGTCATGGAGCAGAAGGTATAACGGATGGTCGATGGCTTTTTCCTTGCCGCCGTCCTCCTTGTAGCGGTACATATGGAGAGGCAGTCCCGCGATGGCTTCTGACAGGATACGCACACAGGCGTATACCGCCGTCATCTGCATGGCAGAGCGTTCATTTACAATCTTGCCCGCAGACGAGCCACCCATATAAAAGGCGTAGCTGCTGCCGGGAGTCCTGTTTTCAGGCTTATCCCTCGATCGAAACAGACCGCTGAATATTCCCATATAAATCACCGTCCTTTCAGATAAACAAAAGACCGCGAGTGTCGTAAACACTCTCGGTCGTGTCATTGCCGCAGCGGATAGCCCGGTCAAGAGCCATCACGGTCGCCACAGCACCGTCTATTTTCTCCGTTGACTTTTCCTTGTCAGGCTTGATGTTCCCGGCAGGATCAGTCCGCACATATATGTTGTCCATCATCCAGCGCAGGACGGGATGACCGCCGTGTGCGATGCGTTCCTCCAAGGTCAGCTTCATCAGTTCCTTGGTCGGAGGGGACATATCCTTAAAGCCCTGTCCGAACGGTACGACCGTAAAGCCCATGCCCTCAAGGTTCTGTACCATCTGAACCGCTCCCCAGCGGTCGAAGGCAATCTCCCTGATGTTGTAGCGTTCACCCAGCCGTTCGATGAATTTCTCGATGTAGCCGTAGTGAACAACATTGCCCTCCGTGGTCTGGAGGTATCCCTGCCGTTCCCACACGTTATACGGAACATGGTCGCGAGTTACCCGCAGTTCCATGTTTTCTTCCGGCATCCAGAAGAATGGGAGAATGATGTATTTGTCCTCCTCATCAAGAGGCGGGAACACGAGAACGAACGCCGTGATGTCCGTAGTGGAGGACAGGTCGAGACCGCCGTAGCAGACGCGGCCTTCCAGTTCATCCTCGACAACGGCGAAGGAGCAGGCGTCCCATTTCTCCATCGGCATCCATCTGACAGCCTGTTTTACCCATTGGTTGAGCCTTAGCTGACGGAAGGAGTTCTCCTCGGCTGGATTCTGCCTTGCCGACTCGCACGCCGCCTTGACCTTGTCGATGCCGACCGTGATGCCCAGGGACGGATTCGCTTTCTTCCACACCTTCGGATCAGTCCAGTCGTCCGATTCATCAGCACCGTATATGACGGGATAGAAGGTGGGATCGATCTTCCTGCCTTCGAGGATGTCTTTCGCTTTCTGATGCGTCTCATAGCAGATACTGTGCGTATCCGTACCCGCCGTGGTGATCAAGAAGTAAAGCGGCTGCATCCTTGCGTCACCGGAGCCCTTCGTCATGACATCAAACAGTTTTCGGTTGGGCTGGGTGTGAAGCTCATCGAATACCACGCCGTGGATGTTGAAGCCGTGCTTGGAATAGGCTTCAGCCGAAAGTACCTGATAGAAGCTGTTGGTCGGCTGGAACACGATGCGCTTGGTGGCGGTCAGTATCTTGACCCGCTTGGCAAGCGCAGGACACATCCGCACCATATCCGCAGCCACATCAAAAACGATGGCGGCCTGCTGTCTGTCGGCGGCGCATCCGTACACCTCGGCGCGTTCCTCACCGTCACCGCAACAAAGGAGCAGGGCGACAGCGGCAGCGAGTTCCGACTTTCCCATTTTCTTCGGTATCTCGATATACGCCGTGTTGAACTGCCGATAGCCGTTCGGTTTCATGATGCCGAAGATGTCCCGTATGATCTGCTCCTGCCAGTCGATCAGTTCAAAGGGCTTACCCGCCCATGTGCCTTTGGTGTGGCAGAGGCATTCGATGAAGGATACGGCATAATCGGCTTTGTCCTTGTCATAAACGGAGTCCTTCGCCTTGAACTTCGTCGGCTTGTATTTCTCCAGATGTCGCAAGACGTCACCTCCTCGTGGCATAAAAAACAGCCGCATCGCTGCGACCGTCAAAACTATCTGTACGAGAGACAGAGCCTTTCGGCTCGTCCCTTTTGTTATTTGCTTTTTGTGTTTACTGCTGCATCGCCCAGACTATGGCGTGTCCGTCATCCTCGAACTCGACCTCGCTTGCCGCCCGCAGCCCGATGGTCCCTTCGCAGGTATGGTCATCGTCAAGAAACTCGTAAGTCGCTCCAAAGTAGCAGGGCTTGTGCTGCCCATTGTAGAAGTATCCCGCGATGACCACCTTGTCTCCGAAGGTCAGCAGCTTGCTCCATCTGCATTCGAGGTCTTCCGGTGTGGTGGGGTTCGGCAGTCTGTAGGTTCTCATTGCATCCTTGATCATCATGGTCTTTGTCCTCCGTTTACGGTGTTTTCCCTTTCGGTGTGTACATATATCACTCTGAAAGCACATAATAGCAAGTCATTTCCGAGAATAAATGTACCAGAGTATCGCGGCGAGAATTGTGTACTTTATTCCTCACCATAGAGGATGAAATGCACATATTCCTTGCGGTTCTCTTCGAGGAAGGTCACCAGTTCGTAGAAGTCCCGCCCGTAGGCAAGCCTCTGCACCATGTTCACATCAAACATATTCGTAAGCCCCGTGTCACGGATGGCGAGAATCTGCTCCTTAATCGTCTGCGTCATCGCTGCACACCTCCAATCCCGATACCAGCTTGGTATAAATGGTGGTATAGCGTTCGCATTTTGCGCCTTCCGTTCCAGCAATGGCCTGCAGGAAGAAGTCGGCGGCGTCCTTGCGGAAATCCCACACCTTTTTCTCTCCGTAGCAGACGGTCGTGACCGTGGCGAGCTTCTTTACGATATCCTCACCGTAGACCACGTTCAGACCGCTTCCGTTGTCCCAATGCATGAGGAGGGAGCCGGTATCGTCTATGCCGAGGACGGTGCCTTTCGTTCCGACAGGCGGAGCCTGCGCATCGTCCATCTTTACCAGTTCCACGCGGGTCCCGGCAGGATAATCCCTGCGGATGCGCTCGATGGTTTCTTTATTCGGAAATCTCATGATCCGCACCTCCGTTTCTGAATGCCGAGGAGCCCGTGAGGTTCTTCAGCAGGATTTTCCTGTCGGTTTTGTAGTCCGCTCCGATAAAGCCGAGGCGGAGGAGAAAGCAGCGGAATGCGTATTTCTCGTTGTCGACCGCCTTTTCGGTCGCCGTCACCCTCGTGGCGTTCTTCGCCATCTCGGAGAGCTTGCAGATGAAGCTGGTGTAGGCGCGTACCGCATCCGGCTCGGTCTCGGTGAACCAAGGGAAGGAAACCCTCTCGTCTGTTACCTCAATTGGAAGGGCGTCTGCACCGATGGCTTTCTTGATGAGCGCCGCCTTGCTTTCGACAAGCCTTTTCAGATTGTCGAGCGCGGCATCCGTGAAGAAGTTCCTCGGCATCTCGACCGTAAAGGCGTCCACATCGGCCTGTATTGCGGTTTCAGTCGGTTCTTCGGATTCCTCCCCGGAACCGTCCTGCGCCTCGCATTCAAAGCCTGCGGCGGCGACTGCCTCAAGCACCTGTTCGACCTCCTCGCTGTCGGCACGGTCATCGAAGAGGAGCGTTCCGTCCTTGGTGACCGTGAAGTAGTCAATCTCGTAGGCTGCCGTGGGCATTCCCATGTACTTTGCCTTGACCTGTGTGGCATCGGCGATTGCCTTTACCAGTTCCTTGCGCTGTGCGCCTGTTACGTTGTAGCGTACCTGCATTGTGTTTACCTCCGTTTTCTGCTTGTTTTCTGTGCCTTTCGGCGTGTATATACATCACTCTAAAGCCCCGGAATAGCAAGCGAATATCGGATTTTTCTCTGTAGAATTACCGCCGGATTATGCGGTCGGAAACTGTGAGTAATACACAATGCCCGAAAGCACGAAATGGACGCACGGAAGAGCGACGCCATTGCCCCACAGCTTGTACTCGGCAGAGTCGGTGTGCGGCTGCTTGAGCCACTTGATGATCTGAGCATCCGTTTTCGGCTTCGAGGAAGTCCCTATGACCTTGCGGTGCGTTTCAAACACCTCTCGCCAGAACATCACATCCTCATCGGTCGCCTCATCCGTTACGAGGTCATCGCACCACCAGTCGGGAAAGCCCTGAAGTCTCGCACATTCCGTGGGCGTGAGCCTGCGTACTATATAGTAGGGTTCCTCCGATACGGTCGGCGGGTCCTTGTAATCCGTAGCGACCAGCGTGTTCGCCACATCTTCCTCCGCCTCGGTGTGGTAGGAGTTCTTGCTCGTGGTATATACGGGATGAGCGACCGCACCCGGTCCCTTCGCCACCATCGTAGGCTCGACTTCCTCCTCGACCGCAATACCGAACTGTGCGTTCTGCCCCATGTTATAAGTAGCGCGATCAATGCCGTAGGCGACACCGTGCTGTTCCGTGGCGTTCAGCGTAAAGCCGATGCCGCCTTCCGAGTAGCCGCTGCCTTTGTGAGATGGTCTGGCACCGTTGCCTTCCAAAGCCACGACAGCCATGCCGCCCTGGTTGCAGGTGGGATTGCCTCCGTTTCCGTCAAGCGTCCGTGATGTATCCGCCTCGTAAATCCCGCTGTGGGGATTGGAGGACTTCATTGAATTGCTGTCCTTGGAGCAGATGCCGTAAACGGTCGGAACGAAAAGCGTCTGATCGTTATTGCATCCGAGCGTTGCGGACTTGTTGTCCTGGATGAGCGCACCCTTGCCGCCGCCTTCACATCCGCTGCGGATTTTGAGCGTCTTTGGCGTTTCCACCACGAAGGGCTGATTGTTGCCGCCTGTGCCATAGGTCGACATAACCGTGGGAGCGACTTCAACGGGACCGGTATAGCGGGTGTCCTGGCTGTGGTTCTCATAGACCGCAGCGGGAACAGTCCCGGCTCGGAGCGTCGGGGAGGTTTCTTCTTCATAACCTATGGAGCGGCTCTTCGCCGAATGCTCCGTGCAGAAGCCCGCTGCGCCCATCACTACGGGAGGATGTCCGTGATCCTGCGCACGGAGCGTTCCAGTCACATCCTCGGACACATCCATGCGGTTACCGCCTTGGTCGTTCAAGCAGACAATGCCTGCCGTTCCAGGGCTTTCTTCAGCAGGATCGGCAGTTCCTTGCCACGAGCGGAAGCCCTGCGGAGTATACCCAGACAAGCCCTCGGACTCAAATAGTATTTTTCCGGCACATTGACCTGCAAAATCTGCGACAAGGTAGATGCGTTTTCTGCGCTGGGGAACTCCCCAGTATTGAGCATCAAATACCCGCCATGCGACGGAGTAATCATCTGCCACGATGCATCCTGCGCTTGGCCATTTCTTCGGTCGAGGAGTATCAGCTTCACAGTCTTTGACGCGGCAGATCTCATCGAGGACGGCTTTGAAGTCTTCGCCCTTGTTTGAACTGAATGCGCCTGGGACATTTTCCCAGACGATGTATCTTGGATATTTTCCATCGGTTGCACACCTCATTTCCTTTACGATTCGGACGGCTTCAAAAAAAAGCCCGGAGCGGTTTCCGTCCAGACCTTCACGCTTGCCTGCGATGCTCATGTCCTGGCACGGCGAACCGAAGGTAATGATATCCACAGGCGGGAGTTCCGCACCGTTCAATGCAGACACGTCACCGTAATGCTTCATGAACGGCAGCCGTTTGGTGGTCACACGAATAGGAAACGGCTCGATCTCCGATGCCCACAAGGGAGCGATGCCGGAAATCAAGCCGCCTAAAGGAAAACCGCCGGAGCCGTCAAAGAGGCTGCCGAGCGTCAGCTTATTCTGTTCCATCAGGGAGTTCCACCTCCTTCACAAGGTCGGCATAGAGTATCTGTTTCCCGTCCCGTTCCACAAAAATATCCTCCGGCGCGATACCGTTCTCCACGGCTCTTCGGAGGATGACCGATGCGTATTTCTCATCCAGTTCCATCATGTGGCAGATACGGTTTGTCTGTTCACACGCCATCATGGTGGAGCCGCTGCCACCAAAGGTGTCTATCACGATTGCATTCTCTTGGGAGGAGTTGCAGATCGGATAGCCGAGGAGGTCAATCGGCTTCGATGTCGGATGGTTGGCGTTGCGCTTGGGCTTATCGTAGTTCCAGATGGTGGTCTGCTTTCTGCCGCCGTACCACGGATGCTTGCCGCTTTGCAGGAATCCGTAAAGCACAGGCTCATGCTGCCATTGGTAATCCGAGCGTCCCAGCACGAGGGAGTTCTTCACCCATATACACACGCCTGCCAGATGAAATCCGGCATCAATGAACGCTTTTCGGAAGTTTAAGCCCTCGGTGTCGGCATGGAACACATAAGCAGCGCCGCCTTTTTCGAGTGAATCCGCCATGCACTTGAAAGCGGAAAACAGGAAGGCATAGAACTCGTCATTTTTCATAGAGTCGTTCTGTATGGTCAGCCCGCTTGAACTCTTGAAGGACACGCCATACGGAGGATCGGTCACGATGAGGTTGGCTTTTCTGCCGTCCATCAGCTTTGCCACATCCTCTGCGGAAGTGGCGTCCCCGCACATGAGTCTGTGCCTGCCGACTGTCCAGATGTCCCCGCGCTCCACGAAGGAGGCTTTCTCAAGGGCAGTAGTCAGGTCGAAATCATCATCCTTCACATCCGATTCTTTGTCCCCGGCAAAGAGGTCGGCGATTTCGTCCGCCTCAAAGCCCGTGAGTGATACATCGAAGTCCGCACCCTGCAGGGATTCGATTTCGATACGCAGGAGTTCCTCGTCCCATCCGGCATCCTGGGCGAAACGGTTGTCGGCGATAATGTACGCCTTTTTCTGTGCCTCGGTCAGATAGTCCACGAATACGCATGGTACCTCGGTGATGCCTTCTTCTTTCGCCGCAAGAATACGACCGTGACCGGCGATAATGCCATAGTCACGGTCGATGATGACGGGATTGATGAATCCGAATTCCCGGAGGGAGGAGCGGAGCTTGGTGATCTGTTCCGGCGAGTGCGTCCGCGCATTATTTACATACGGTACGAGTTTCGCAATCGGAACGAGTTGCATTTCAGTCGTCGTCTTTCTCATATTTCTCCACAGCCTCCTTCAGTTCTCTGTATTTGTCGGTATGCTCCCACGCAGGGTATCCGTTGCCGAAATGCCCGTAGGCGGAGTAGTCGGAAAAGGAGTATCTGCGAAGCGCAAAGTCGTTGATGATTGCGGCGGGACGCATATTGAACACATCGTTTACCGCCTTTGCGATAATGTCATCGCCGACTTTGCCTGTGCCGAATGTGTCAATCTGCACGGCCACGGGATCAGCCTTGCCGATGGCGTAACTGATTGCGACCTGGCATTCCTTCGCGAGGGACGCCGATACGATGTTCTTTGCTATATACCTCGCCATGTATGCGCCGGAGCGGTCGACCTTCGTGGGGTCCTTGCCGGAGAACGCGCCGCCGCCGTGTGCGCCGAGTCCGCCGTAGGTATCCACCATCAGCTTTCTGCCCGTAAGCCCCGTGTCAGCGCCGGGACCGCCCTCCACGAATCTGCCGGAGGGATTGACGAGGATTTCCGTGTCCGTATCGAAGGGAAACTTCGTAAACACGGGATGCAGTACCTCGGAGATGATCTCGTTCTTCAGCACATCGAGGTCTTTGTCCTTTTCGTGCTGGACGGAAACCACGATGGTCTTTACGCGCTTTGGCTTGCCGTTCACATATTCCACGGTGACCTGTGCCTTGCCGTCCGGCTTGATACCGTGGATGAGGTTGTCGCGCCTCACTGCATCCAGTCTTTTACATATTTTGTGTGAGAGAAGGAGCGGCAGCGGAATGTACTCATCCGTCTCGTCTGTGGCGTAGCCGTAGACCGTACCCTGGTCGCCCGCACCGATGTGAGCGTAGCAGGAGGTATCGCCGTTCCTTGCTTCGATGCTCAAATCCACGCCGCCCGCGATGTCGCGGCTCTGCTTATGCACAAACACATAAATCAGAAAAGCGAGGGGATTGTAGCCGAGCTTCTGCAAAGCCCTGCGCACCTCGTAGCGGATGTCCACATTCTTGGAACAGGTAATCTCTCCGGCAACAATGATGCGGTGCCTCGTCGCCATGACCTCGCAGGCCACGCGGGAGGACTTGTCCTTATACAGACACGCATCGAGGATGCTGTCGGAGATATAGTCGCAGAGCTTGTCGGGATGCCCTGCGCATACGCTTTCGGCGGTTTTGTAAGTTTTCATGTCAGTTTCCTTTCCGAGCGGATAAAAGCCGCTCCATCAAATCGTCCTGTGGGCTTCTGCCGCCGTATTCCACGGAGCAGTTTTCCTTCACGATCTGGTAAATTTGATACCAGACCTGGTTGACCTGTTTCATGTAGGTCTGGCTCATCGCCACATAGGGAGAAGCGATAGCGTTGCCCGTGGTGGGATGCTTGGCGAGGAATCCGAACTCGGAGATTGCCTCCTCGCACTGTATCCATCTGGAAACCGACATGGCGTACTGCTCGATAAGCTGGTTGTTTACTAACATTTCACAGCCTCTTGCCTTGAGCCAATTCCAGGTATCACGGTAGACTTCCTCAGCGCACAGGTCTTTGCCGTTTTTCTGCGATGCTTTCAGGTACTCCTTTACAGGCGGCACGTTTGCGCCCTCAATCTCTGTAGGTGCAGGGAGTACCATTGCCGTGTCCGCCTTTCCGTTATTGATTTTGTCCACGAGAGCCTTGCGTTTCGGTCCTGTACCGGGACGGGGACCGCCTCTCATCGTTCCGTCTTTTGCCACTAAAATCACCTCGCTTTGGCGGGCAGGGGTTAATACCCCGTTTGAATAGGATTTTTTGCACACGAAGCCCCAGGCCGCTGTCCGCATAGCTGAGTCACAGAGATTTCGACCGCCCTACCGGTCGCCCATCTCCACATGGATTTTGGTGTGGCACGACTGACAAAGACTCATCAGATTGCTTTCCCTGTGGTCACCGCCTTTTGAGATAGGAACGATGTGATGCACTTCCTCGACGGGAGTGTACCGACCTTCCTTAAGGCAGCGTTCACACAGTGGGTGTGCTGCGACATAACGGTCGCGGATTCGTTTCCAACACCTGCCGTATTTCTTGTTGCTGTCGGGAGAGCGTTCGTAACGGTTGTAATCATCCCGCACGGCTTTCCTGTGTTCCTCACAATAGGGACCGTCAGAGAGTCGACTGCATCCAGGATAGCGGCATGGTCGTTTCGGTTTTCTCGGCATCCTTTCACCTCGCTTTCCGGGCATAAAGAAAGCCCTGCAGGACTAATCCCGCAAGGCTTCTTGATTCTGCTCCGCTGATTATATACTACCATAAACATAAGGTAGGCATTGCTGTGCAAAGCCGGGTATTTTCGGCACAGCTATATTCTAATGCAGTCTTCCGGCACAGTGATGTGCTGCAAAGCTCTGCCATGCCAGCGCCGGATGGTGCTTTCATCCGCATAGAGCGTGTCGCCGATCTGTTCCCATGTCCAGTTGTGGATGTAACGGTATCGGAGAACCATCTGCTCGTCAGGATTTTCTACCTTATCAATGACGGTTCGAATTTGTTCCTTCAGATCAACCAGCTTGTCGATCTCAGCATTGATTTTCTGTTCCAGCTCCCATACGCGCTCAAGGCAGCGGACAAAGGATGCCTCGGTCGGGCGATTGGGATTGTAATGCTCCTCAAAGCCGGGCGAACCGACACTCGAAGCCATTTCACGAAGCCTTGCAGCCTCCGCTATATCGCTGTTGATTTTCTGGTCAAGCCTGTAAGCCTGTTTCAAATATTCTTTTGGCGTCATAATTTCAGACCTCCTCTTTGAGTTTTCTTATGAGCATCTCGCCATCGACTTCCGTCAGACATTTGTACCAGTCAGAGCGGAAGAACCGCTCGGTGGAATCCGCCTCTGCCTGGGCGAGATGGTTGCGTGGGTTTCTTTTCAGTTTTCGTGAGGCGGCGCGGTAGTCCTTTGCCGCCTGGATGATGATGGCGTTAGCCAGTTTTTCATACGGGTCCATCGCCACCTCCGTTCCCGTGACCTGTGACCTCACGGCAGTCGGTTGTAAAATATCTGATTCTGTACCCCTTGCTGACCGCACGGGCATACTCGGTCTGCATGCCCACAGAATACTCCGAGCCGAAAATCCATATCTCGGCGCATTTGTCCATGAACACATTCCCGAACGAAAGCCCCAGGGAGCGTTCTGCAGAATTCCCGTCATTCAGGAACTGAGGGAAGAACAGGTGCGCCGCAAAGGGGATGTATCCGCTGTCAACGGCGAATCGGCAATATCTCTGCGCTGCCATCACATTGTTTGCGACGTCCCCGGCATATCTGCTGCAGATATAAACGATAGGCCGATATTCGGAGGCGGTCTGTTTCCGGGCTTTTGCGTTCGCCTTACGAATCGCCTTCCTGTAGTCGCTTTTTTCCTTCCTGTCACATTTTGCGAGGACGGCACCTGCAGTCGGATCGTAATAGCCCTCGGAATTGCGATATATGTTATTTGGCATCCTGCGTCACCTCCAGTTCGGTAATTTCGATGTATATGCCGGACGGCTCATCCGACCAGCGTTTCTCAACGGTTTCCCTGACTACCTGGGCATCGTCCTTCCAGAATCCGCATTTCGTCATGCAGTCCTTGAGGAGCTTCTGCAAATTGTCGGTATCGGGCTTGGTCACCCGCCATTCGCCGTTCTTATGGGACTTTCCCTTCGGAAAGAGCCACAGCGTCGTGAGCGAGACGGCTCCTTCTATCGGCTTGTCCGGTTTATGAAGGATGAGATGACCGATGAGCAGTTTCTTCGCGTCCTTCACGGGAGCGGGATCGTAAAATATCGGTTTGCCGTTCACGATGCGCACCTGCTTTTCCTGCGCGGTTGCGGTCGGCGGCTTTATTGCTATAAAAAAGTCCATTTTCTACACCTCCGTGTATCCTGGGTTCTTCTATTCTGTGCTGTTACGTTGCGCTCCGCAGAAGTGGAAGGGCAGGCTATGCAGCCCTTCACACTTTGGGAGTGTAACGACCGTTCTTCCGTCTATATCTTTTTATAGACAGCGTAGAAGAAGAAAATCCGGTCAGCCGTTTTCAGGGTTCGTTTTTGTGATGACGCCTTTGTCGAGTGCGAACTCGTCGCCTATTTTCTTGAGCCTTGCGTACACGGTCTTGTCGATAACGCCCATGTACTCAGCCATGTCCTTCACAGTGACTTTGCCGTCCATGTTGAGAGCGGAGAAAGCGGTGCGGAACTCCTCGGCGGCATCATCCGTCGTCTTGCTTTTCGAATTATTGAGCCGTCCCGCTTGCGGAGTGCCTTGCGCGGGCATCGTTCCGAGTGTTCCGTTCTCGTCGACCTTATGGATTGGGTACTCGAACCAGAAGTTGACAGGCGTGATGTTTGGGAACTCACGCAGTGAGGATTCGAGCCGCCATGCGGTTTCGTTTCCGTCACGGACGTTGTTTGCGATGTCCTCGGAGAGTTCAAGCTGAATCATGTCAAGCTGGGCGTCGGGATCGCGGGCGAACACGCCGGAACCTGATGCTCTGTCCATCGCTTTTTTCATGCCCTGTGAACCCTTGCTGTGATGATGGCAGTAGATGGTGCTGCACCCGGTTTCCGTGCAAATCTTGTCGAACTGGTTACAGAACGCGCCCATTTCGGAAGCATTGTTCTCATCGCCTGTGATGACCTTGTAAATAGGATCGATGACGATAGCGTCAAAGTGCTGATCCCGCACACGGCGGATGAGTTTCGGCACAAGCTGGTCGAGCGGTACGGCGTGACCTCTGAGGTTCCACACCACGATGCTGTTCGCATTTTTGATGGGCAGACCGAGTGCCTCGTAAATCTTGAGAAATCGGTTAATCGCGCTTGCCGGATCAATCTCAAGGTTCACATAGAGGACTCTGCCTTTCTTGCAGGGAAAGCCGAGCCAGGATTTGCCTTCCGCGATAGCGATGCACAGTTCCATGAGAAGAAATGACTTCCCGGCTTTGGACGAGCCGGATATCAGCATCTTGTGTCCTCTGCGGAGAATCCCTGTGATAAGCTCCTCCGGCAGTTCCGGCGGATTGTCCTTGAAGGTATCGAGGGATACCATGTCGGGCAGTTCGTCCGAGACGCCCTCCACGAAATCCATCCAGTCCACCCATGACTTCCTGCCGATATTGGTCGCTACAAGGTACTGGCGGTTGCCGTTCCTCGTGACTCCGGGCATACGGGAGAGGCGGGACGGATTGCGGTTCTGCTTGTCGATGGACACTCCGTTTTTCTCCAGAAAGTCGTAGAGAAACTCTACGCGTTTTCTGTACTCTTCGTAATTTTCCGCATCCACGTGGACGATGGCATGGAGGCTCTTGCCTCCGCTGTGAACGAGTGCAGCGATAGGCAGTTCCAGCTTGCGGTAGACGATATCCTGCTCCGCAACGGGGAGCGTGTCCGATTCCACCAAGGCGAAGCGGAACTTTGTGATGTTCTCGTTCTTTACGCCGTCACCGTCGAGGGGATTAAACCGAATCCAAGCGCCGACCTGCGGTTTCCAGTCGCCTATAGTCGCGCCGAGGTCATCTGGATGCTTTTTCAGCGACGCGATGAGTTCTCCGGCGGTGCGGTCGTACACGCCCTTGCTCGGCAGCCATTTGCCCTCGGCGTCCTGCCATACATCGTTTGTGACATAGCCCACGCGGTCGTCCGCGTCAAAGAGCAGTTCGAGGTATGTGATGAGGTCTGCGGAAGGACTCCACGAATCAGGAGCAGTGAATCCGTTAAAACCATCCGCACCGTCATATTCGATGGTGTCATCCCAATTGAGGCATCCGTCCTCGCCGCCGAAGGGAGTCCAGCCGCGTTCCTTCGCCATCTGGACGATGGTGCCGCCCTTAACAGGAGTGCCGGAGCCGTGAAAGCTGTTCCATTTGTGTTCGCACTCTCCGGGATGATAGCGTTTATCGTTCCGAGACCAGTCGTCCCATATGGAGCAGGGATAACCCTCCTCCTTTAGCACCATGCCGACCGCTATCCAGTCAGCACGGCTCAAGGTAGATACATCTATGGCTTTGAGAGCCGAAAGAATATGATTATCCATGAATTGTTACCTCCTTAAGGTCTGTAGAGTGCGGGAGTAATTCCGTAAGGAACTCTCCAGCGATTGTCCGCAAGCATTGAGATAAGGGAACTGGCATCTTCGAATGCCCAGGTGCCGACCTGCCTGAAACCGTAGCGTTCCAGACAGCGTATCTGCTTGGGAGTTGCAAGCCCCATCTGCTGACGGCGCTGCAGGCGGTCGATGAGAAGAGACGCAAGACCGGCGTTCCTGATGCTGTCGGCGAAAATGCCCCTGCGTTCCAAGAATGCGACCTGCTTTTCGGACGGCGGAGCCATTTCCCATGCGAAGGTCGGCACATAATTTGTCAGATCTTCCGCAGCAATTGAGAGCGCATACTGAAGCGGATCGACCAGCTTGCGCTTTTTCCCGCGCATTTCTTCGAGTTGCTTGGCAAGAGCCGCCTCACGCTCGGCAAGAACATCGCGCTCCGCCTGTTCCTCAGCTTCGATAAGGTAGATGCCATCATCGTCCGACCTCATCTGCGCATCGATCATCTTAGCGATTTTCTCGTCCTTGCTGATAAGAGCGGATGGTCTGCAAAGGTCGTGCCTTGCCGTCATCCAAAGAAAGTCGAGGAGCAACAGATGGTCTTTCCTCGGAGCAAGCCTCATGCCGCGCCCGACCATCTGCTGATAAAGGGAGCGGATTTTGGTAGGACGCAGGATCACGATACAGTCCACGGACGGGCAGTCCCAGCCTTCGGTAAGCAGCATGGAATTGCAAAGCACGTCGTATCTGCCCGCCTCGAAATCGGCAAGCACCTCCGAGCGGTCATCGCTGTTGCCGTTTACCTCTGCGGCGCGTAGTCCTACATTGTTCAACATGGCGCAGAACTTCTGCGATGTAGCGATGAGCGGAAGGAACACAACGGTCTTTCTGCCCCGGCAGTAGTTCGACATCTCGACCGCAATCTGCTGAAGGTACGGCTCCAATGCGTGTCCGATTTCGCCTGCTGAGAAATCGCCGCTTGAGATACCGACATCCGCGATGTCCAGTTCAAGTGGAATCATCTGCGCCTTGATCGGGCAAAGGTAGCCTTCACGAATTGCGTCTGTCATGCTGTATTCGTAAGCCTTGGAGTCGAAGAATTCTCCGAGATTCTTCATATCGCCTCTGTCTGGCGTTGCAGTGACACCGAGAATATTGGCATCGGGAAAATGGTCGAGAACCCGCTTATAACTGTCGGAGAGGCAATGATGCGCCTCATCCACGATGATGTCCTGGAAGTAATCGTTCGGGAACCGGGCGAGTCTCTTTTCCTGTGCAAGCGACTGCACAGAGCCGACCGTCACCGGGAGAAAGCTGCCGAGGCTTGTTGACTCTGCTTTTTCAAGAACGGAATCAAGCCCGGATGCTTCCTTCAACTTGTCCGCTGCTTGGTCGAGCAGCTCTCCGCGATGTGCCATGATAAGCACACGATGTCCTTTGTTTACCTGGTTTTCCGTGACCGAAGAGAACACGACGGTCTTTCCACATCCCGTTGGGAGGACGAGGAGTGTTTTGCGGTACCCCTCGTCCCACGCGGAAAGGATCGCCTGTTTCGCCTCGGCCTGATAAGGTCGAAGTTCAAACATACGGCACCTCCTTAATTGAACGGCAGGTCATCATCCCCGGTGATCTCCATCCAGTCGTCCTCGGCGGGGAAGAATTTCTCGTCATAGTCATAGAAGCGGTCGACATCGTTTGCCTGACGCTCATTGCCGTCACGGTCGGTATAGGTGCGAGGCTTGAAGTGTGCGCGTCCACGGCTGCCCACGACCTTGTTCCAGTCCATGACGAGCCTCTCGCCGTGTTTCTTCTGACCGATGCAGCGGAAGAAAGCGGAAATGCGGAACTCCACGACACGGTTCAGAATGAGGTCGGTGCGGACGCTGGCGATGCCGTCATCGGTCTTGACCTGCAGGGTAAGCGTTGCCTTGTTGCAAGCCGACATCTTGGCGGAGCCGGGAAAGCGCCCGCGCTCGAAGTCGGTAACGGTGAAGTTGTAATCGCCTTCCGGCAGGATGATGAACTCCTGACCATCGTTCTCGATGGCGTCATCCCAATCCATGCCGGCATTGTTGTTGATGTAATCAGACATGATAAAAATCCTCCTTTGTTAGTCACAGACCTGCGCGATCCGTATTGATAAGGTTCAGAATCTGCGGCCAGTATTTGATGAGCCAGCCGGAGATGAATTTCTCGGAATAGCTGTCAATGGGAGCGTCGGCGGCATAGTGTCCCTTGTCCGCCACGACCTTCTGAAGTTCCGCATCCGTCACATCCGACTCCGCCATGAGGGAGCGCAGACGGTCGATGGGCTTGCCTGCATCAGCGGCAGGCTCGGCACCCGTCTTGAAGAGGTGTGCGATGTTCTTGAAATCCAAGTCCATCTCCTCCGGCAGGCTATGGCGGTTCTTGGCATCCCAGCACGGATGGTGAGAGGTGTAGATGACGCGCTTGCCGCCCTGGGCTTTCTTGGCGTTCGTCTCGGTCGTGACCACATAGGTCTTGTAATTAAGGAACAGGAGCATATCGCACCATTCCTTCAAAAGCGGCGCAACCTGCTTGGACAGCTTCATTTCCCATCTGTCGTAAGCACCTTGCTCATCTGGCTGCTCGAACTTGCGCATCTTAGCGTGCGCCGTGATGACCACGTTCTTGCCGGATACAATGACAGCATCGAGAGTGGCAAACAGTCTGCCGAACTCCTCGCCGAGAATCGTGTAGCCCTTGCCGTAGCCGAAACTCTCGATGGAGTTCTGCTTGTATTTCTGGCAGACATAGGCGACGCAGAGTGCCTCCGCCCAATCCGCCGTGTCCAGAACAAGCGTCTTGCAGACATTCGGATCAGCCGCAACCTCGCTGATAATGGAGAGCAGTTCCTCCCATGACTGTGGTCTGTCGATACGACGCACATCCATGTGCGCGGTGCCGCCCTCAGTATCAATGAAGAGCGGTTCCGGGAACGCGGCGGCAAAGGTTGTCTTTCCGATGCCCTCGCTCCCGTAGGCGACCACCTTTAAGGCGCGGTCGATTTTCCCTCTGGTGATGTTTAACATCTGTCAAATCCTCCTTATTTCAGTGAGCAGGAGTAGTCCTCGACCACGGCGCAGCCGGGTACTTTCGTTCCTGCGTTGATGAGCTTCTTGACCTCGGTCTTTGCGACTTCCGGCGCCGGAATACGGAAACAGTCGAGGTGCTTGTTGCGCTTGAGCCAGCGAATCGCTTTTTCCGCATCCGACACATCCAAATGGGAGGTCTTACGGTAAGCGAAGGTCGCCACACCAAGGTCCGTCTTTTCGCCCGCACACTCGCGGTCGAGTATCTTCATGAGGCGGTCTTCCTTTTTCACAAGCCTGTCGCGGCGTGCCTTAAGGCGTTGTTCCTCGGTCTTTGCGGCGACTGCCTCGGCGCGGATGTTCAGGACGAGTTTGGCAAGATATTCGAGGATGGATTTCTTCTCCATCTGAAGCGACTGAATCTGTGTGAACAGTTCGTCCGCATCGCCGAGGATTTCCCCGGTTTCCTCGTCAAACTCGATGGCATCCGTCAGCCGGAGGATTTCCGCGTTGATTTCATACAGTTTCACGGGCTGCCTCCTTTCCGATCTCCTTGATCTCCAGTCCCTCCACGGTGTCGCCGGGAACGATGACTGTGAGCCTTGTTTTGTCGCCGAAGAGGAATCGGAGGAACCTTTCCCTTACCGAAACCTTGCGGCAGGCTACGATTCCGCCGTTCTTCGGCTTCTTGCTGACGCTGATCTGTAATGTGTGCTTCATGGCACTTACCTCACTTTCCGGAAGGGATGTTGTTTTGTCCTTCCGCTGTTAAACAGAAAAGGGACACCGAAATTGAGGGTGTCCCTTGAGAAAAATCAGAGAAGTTTTTTCAGCTTCTTCTGAGCCGACTCGATGGACTCCTTGACACTGTTGAAAGCGGCCTTTTCCTTGCGGGCAATCTCCGCAACGGTCATGCCGTCCTCGAACAATACAAACCTGCGCCTTTGCATGGGCGTAAGCTGCGAGAGCATTGCCTTGCGCTTCTTGGTGAACTCCTTCTGCATGAACGCCTTTTCGGGATTGTCCGCAGCGGAGAAGTAGTCCTTGTCCTCATAACCCATGTCATCGAGCGAAAATGCTGTGTGATAACGATGGCGCTCGTTGCCTGCGTGTTCCTTACGCCGTGAATCCAGGATGACGGTACCAATCTCTTCTGAGACCTCGACCTCCGTCACCTCGCCGGTTGTGAATTTGTACTTGATAATCATTAGAAAACCTCCATTCGTGTTGGGAATGGAGGCTTCTCGCAGATACAGCGCAAAAATGGCAATAGTAACTGACCGCAGTCCTGTAGGAGGTTCCTCCATTCCGGGATTGCAGCTCTCTTGCTCATCAGATCGCTGTTGGGATATTAGGTTGTCCGTCAAGTGATGTGAGCCATCGGTGATCGGCCGATGCATCAAGAGACGGTTCTTACCACTCGCAATCGCAAAGTTAGAACGGCTTGAAGAAAAAAAGTTTTGCGTTCACGAATTTTTATAGACTTTTGCGTTGCTTTGTGGTATAATGTGATTCAAGGCATTTTAGGGTTCGCGTGAGAGGTGCGTTCCACTTGCCACATCACGCTTTTAATTATAGAAAATGGGACTTTCAGAACTCGTAGGTTTGCCTACATCTGCCTATATAAGTGCCTACATCAGAAAGGATGGTGTCAGCATGAAGTTCTGTGACCTTGTGCAGTTCATGCATCACAATTACGAAGAGAAAGCGAACGCTGGCGAATTTGTCGCCATACTGATTGATGCCATACTTGATGACACGGCGCTTGAAAAGGATTCATCGAATCCGATTTATAAATTGGGTAAATCAACGAAAGAGGCTTATTACAGTGGCAGATTGCCTATCTCACAGAAGAAGGCAGCAGCTATCGCTCCAAGAATAGATGAAGCCAAGTTTGCGGACTTTGTGGACACATATTCCTTTGATGCCCTTAACCACATGAAGGACAAGCTGATGGAGTTTGGCTTTGATATTGAGCCTTCCGAGGTCGGACAGGCTTGCGCCAATATATTGGCGCAGATCATACGCCGTCGCGCCGAAGGTTTGTCCGATGATGTGACCGTGCTGAATTATCAGCGCATGGAAACAGGGAAAAAGATAAAAAATATAACCCCTGCGACAATAGAACGCAGAGGCGATAAATTACATATATCTGGTGAGGTTATTACAATTCATCAGGCACTCGTACCGGATGATATTGGAAAGCACGAACTGGATTACATCCGTGCTTTATATGAGGCGTATGCACAGAAACTGAAAAAAGACACTTTCACAGAAAATGATGTTCCATTCCTGCCCAAGCGGTATGCAGAGAACTACAAGGAACAGCGCATGGCATATTACAGTGCAGTCAGCATCGAACGCTCCGTCCGGGACATCTTTGATGACGGCGAGGATGAGTTTGACAAACTGAAGGATGACGCATGGCACGGAATCAACACTACCTATTGGAAAGAGTACGATGACGGCTATGCGAGGCTGAATGCTGTCCTTGAGAAAATCACAAGCACCACCCTCGATAGTTCCGTACTCAGCCAAATGAGGAATCTGATCGGTAATTTGGAGAAGAAAGGCATCTGCCATATATTGGTGAATGACGGCGTGATTGAGTCGTGGGTGAACATTGATGAGCAATAAACTTTTCAATACGCCTTTTGAACTGTCACTCCATGTGGTGCTGCTTCTTGATGTGGCTGACACCGGGTTTACGCTCGACCGGATCGCCGCTTATGACTTTATTGCGATTTACTGCGAGGACTTCGGTGTTGCAGATAGGTCTCTGAATGGTGAGAACGGTTTTGCGTTCAGCGAATTATCTGCGAGGCGGAATCTCACAAAGACCGCAATAAGAGACCTTGTGGTTGATGGGCTTGTCGTAGCCTCAGATGATGAGACGGGTATTCTCTACTCGATTTCGGAAAGCGGCAGGAAAATGAGCGAGGATTTCCAATCAGAATATGCCGAGAGGTATAAGGAACTGATGCGGCTTGTCGTTGAGAAATACGAGAAGTACAGTGATGTCCGGTTGTTCAATGAGATTAACAATCAGTCCGCAAAATCTTTAAGGAGGTAGCGCAATGGCGGGATTTTACATTAAAAAAGTAATAGCGAAGAGTGCCGCCAAGGGTGATGCCAGCGTTTCCTTCGGCAGAGGGCTAACCATAATCCAGGGGCGCTCTGACAGCGGAAAGACTTGTGTGGCAAACTGCATCGACTTCATATACGGTGGTTCTGTGGATAAGCCGTTTAAGGAAAGTGCCAAGTATGACAGCGTGGCGATGATTGTTGCGTCTAATGATAAGGATGGAGAAATCACACTCCATCGGACGGTCGGGAAAAATCAGGTTGAGGTAGTCAGTACTATAGCGGGAATCGACAGCGGCACTTACGATGTCAACTATCGCAAGGGAGCGAAGAATCCTCCACTGAACGAGGTGTGGCTGAAGCTTATTGGCATTGAGCAGGAAACCATGATTGTGACAAATGCGCGTTTTGAGAAGAAACGGCTCACGTGGCGGAATCTCCTGCGAGTGTTTTATTTGGATGAAAATCGGGTGGATGATATTGATTCCATCGTGGAGCCGAAGCATCGCTATATGGAAAACACCCTATTCCTGTCTGCACTTTTGTTTCTGATTACGGGCAGAACGTTCACGGAAACGGATGCGCAGGAAAAAAAGGAAATAAAAAAAGCTCGCCGTGTTGCTGTGAAGGAATATGTTAATCGTAAAATACAAGATGCCGCGGGTCGTAAGGAGCAACTTGAAAAAGACCTTCATATTTTCGAGGGTGCAGATGTAGAGGAACAGATAGCGAAAGTGGCTGCCGCACTGCAGGAAACACAGAGAAAAATCGACCGCGCGCTTACGGAAAGCCAGAGGATTTTATCTTCCATCCTTGAGGCGGAGGAACGCGCAGCAGAATGCGATGTCTTACTGACTCGTTACCACAGACTTGCGGTGCAGTACAAGGCAGATATTCAGCGACTTTCTCTTATTGTTGAAGGTGAAGAGGCATACCGGGAAGTTCCGCAGTCAACCAAATGTCCGTATTGCGAAGGAACGATCGCTCCCCGCAAGCGCATATCTTACATTGCTTCTTCTAAGGTTGAGATGGAGCGGACAATGGCACAGCTTTCCGGACTTGAAGATACGGAGAAAGATGTGGAGGACAGAAAAAAAGAAATCCGGGCTGAACTTGAGGAGCTAAAACGTCAGCGTGACGCTCTCGAATCTAAAATAAAAACAGAACTCCGTCCGCTGGAAAATGAACAGCAGAATACGGTTAATGCGTATAAGTCCTATCTCCGCATCTCAAGTGAGATTGCCCTGATTGAGACCTACGCCATAGATTTTGGAAACGACCTGACAGCTTTGGAGAAAGAGCAGAAGGATGACAAGTCCATTGAATACCATCCCAAGGACTACTTTGGGGATGATTTTGCTACTACGATGTCAGAGTATGCTAACAGTATCCTTAAGGAATGTTGTTATTCCGGCTTGTTGCAGGCACACTTCAATTTCAATACCTTTGACATTGAGGTCAACGGAGAGGACAAAGGAACAAGCCACGGCAAAGGCTACCGTTCATATCTGAATACAGTGATGATAATGATGTTGCGAAAATATCTCTCGGTCAATGCCAAGTTCGATCCACACATCTTCATTATCGATACGCCGCTTCACGGTTTTGACGATGGCGTAGATGAAACCATGCCTGACAGTATGAGAACTGGACTCTACCGATATTTTATGAACCATCAGGAAGAGGGACAGCTTATTATCATCGAGAACCTTGACCACATACCTTCCCTTGATTATGAGAAGCACGGCGCGGTTGTGGAAACCTTCGGAAAGGGATTGATTCCCCATACGCGGTATGGATTCCTGAACGATGTGGAGTAATAAATGTAGCAAAAGAAAGAGAAATCACGGAGGTAATGCAAATGCGTTTCAGCTACAACAAACTTTTCAAGCTTCTTATTGACCGAGGGATAAATAAAAAGACTTTGCGAGAGATGAGCGGTATCAGTGCCACATCCATTGCAAAACTCGGAAAAGGCGGAAACGTGAACACGGATGTTCTGCTGCGCATATGTGGTGCGCTGAAATGTGATGTCGGTGACATCATGGAATTTATTGATGATGAAAAGGCGGCAGATGAATAATCGTCCAATAAAAAATGTTAGAAAGGATGCCACCAATGATGGGAAAAATTGATGGTGCCAAGCCTGCTGGAGCAGATGAATTGATAATCCAAGCTCTTCGGCTTGTCTATTCATATATATATAGTCGGTATTCTACCAAGGATAGCGAGGATATCTGTAATGAAATAAGAATCATTGCAGGAATAAAGGAACACGATTTCACTACAGATGAAAGAAACGATAATGGGTATAGCTATACCCAGATTCAAGAAACGCTTTCTAAGATAAATGAAAAAGAAAGCATACGAAAAAGCAAAGGCGTTTATTACACGCCAAACGATGTGGTTAGGTTTATTTTGACAAACAGTGTAAAAGCGTTATTTGGAAAGCTTACCGAGAATAATATATCTGATATGGAACTGCACAGCATTCCATATAGGTCTTTTTGCTGCACAAAGACAGTTTTTGATCCGACTTGTGGTGCTGGTGAATATCTACTTGCGGCACTCGAAATGAAACTGTCTTTGCTCAAGCAACATAAAAAGGCATTGACGAATACTGAAATTATAGAGGTGGTTTCAACCATATATGGAAATGATGTAAATCTTGATTCGGTAATAATCACGGAATTAAGACTTCTGCTCTGCGTTGCAGAATACTGCGGAATAGACCATTGTCGTGGTCTGGGCAAAATAATGAATCGACGCTTTTCAACCTACGACTTTGTGGGAACAAAAGTGCAGGCTAAAGTTAAGCATCATATCATAGTAGGCAATCCTCCTTATGTAGAAGATTCGAAAAGCGGACTGTCTCTACCAAAAAGATATGGAAACATATATGCAAATGTCCTTATAAACGCTGCTGAAAGGTTAGAAAAGAATGGAGCAATGGGATTTATTATTCCACTGTCATATGTTTCGACGCCGCGAATGAAACAACTTCGAGAAGAATTGGAGACACTTGTTCCAGAACAGTACATTTTGAGTTTTGCGGATAGACCTGATTGCTTGTTTGATTCTGTCCATCAGAAACTATGCATACTGATTGGCAAGGACAGACGAGTGCCCGTAACTCTTTACACTGGCAATTATCAGTATTGGTATAAAGACGAAAGAGAAAGCCTTTTCCGAAATCTACGGGTTATAAAGAACCGTTACCAGTGTGCTGATTTTATCCCTAAGCTTGGGACTCAAATGGATGCGGATATTTATGAGAAAGTATCTGATCCTATCACGACTACATCCATATATGAGGCTTCAAGACGTGGATGTGAATCAGTATATTTGAACCGCCGAGAGGCGTTTTGGATGAAGGCATATCGAACGAAGGTTGATGATCCAGAATATAAAGTATTTAGTTTTGCAACAGCACAAGAGGCCGACTTTTGCTACTGCATCATAAATTCTTCGCTCTTTTGGTGGTATTGGATTTGCGTTTCAGATTGTTGGCACGTCAGCAAAGCACTTAATAACTTCAGGATGCCTAAGATGCCGAACATTGATAGAGCCACTAATTTAGCGTCTTTGTTGATAGATGAACTTGAGGCAACAAAAGTCTATGTGGGAACAAAGCAAACTCAGTATGAATATAAACACCGTGAGTGTTTGGAAGAAATCCATGCGATAGATGATTTTATAAATGCCGCATATGGATTGACCGAATCTGAGAGCGAATACATAAAGTCATTCGCTATCAGATATAGAACAAGCGGAGGAATTGACGCGGATGAGAGTAATTGATTTATTTGCAGGGTGTGGCGGGCTGTCACTTGGTTTTATACAGGCTGGATATGATGTAAATCAGGCGGTGGAGTTTGATTCCGTCATAGCAAACACATATCAGCTTAACCACCCTGAAGTCGACATGATTGTCGATGATATTAAGAATATAGATACCTCTGGAACTTTTGCGGGAGTAAATGCGGATATCATCATTGGAGGTCCTCCATGCCAGGGATTTTCTATGGCTGGTGCAAGAATCAGACATGGCTTCATTGACGATCCGAGGAACTATCTTTTTAAGCACTACTTTAATGTGGTAAAAGAAGTTATGCCTAAAGTGTTCATTATGGAGAATGTTAAAGGCATAGCTACAATGCAAGGCGGAAAGATATTTAAGGAAATACAGAGATTATTCCAAGATTCAAAGGCTTTGGGAGGTAAACCTTATCACATATATCATCGGGTAATAAATGCCGCTGATTTTGGGGTTCCTCAGCGTAGGGAAAGAATGATAATCCTGGGTACGCTTATAGAGGATGCAGATATTGAGGCATTATGGGAAAAAACAAGGGCTGACATCCTACGAGAAATTCCGACATATTTTGATGCCGTCACTGTACGAGATGCGATTGGCAATCTGCCCATGACCACCTCAGATGGGATTATCCCGAATCCCATTCCTGAAACGGAGTATGAACAATACCTTTCTTGTGAAGCTAAAACCATAACAAATCATACCCGGTCTCAGCATTCAAAGGTTGCGGTTGAAAGGATGAAACAAATAAAGAGCGGGGAAAACTATACGGTTCTTAATGAACAGATAAACTCTGTTCATAGTGGTTCATACGGCAGATTGTGTTGGGATGAGCAAGCCTCGACCATTACTACAAGATTTGATACTCCGGCAGGAGGAAGATTTATCCACCCGGAGGAAAATAGGACGTTGACACCAAGAGAAGCAGCAAGGATTCAGAGTTTTCCAGACAGCTACACTTTTTATGGGGATAAACGATCTATAAGCCGTCAGATTGGAAATGCTGTGCCACCGAAGGTATCCTATTTCCTTGCCCGATTGGTCATGAACATATTAGCCTCAGATAATACTGGAGAATGATTATATATGAAGAACTTACTGTTCACAGGTAATCCTGCTACAGGAAAGACGTTTCTGGCAAGAGCAGCCGCATATTACCTGTGTCACGAACAATTAAATATAGACAGTCTCCAATCAAGGGACATCTATGAGGACTTGGATAAAATCGAAGCATTTATAAACAGTGATAGATGCGAATTCATTCAAGTTCACCCAAGCATGACCTACGAAGATATAGTTTATGGAATTGACATTAAAGCTACAGGCTCAATGACGGTAGACTATGTGGAGAAACGGATAAAGAAGCTGTGTGATAGAGCGAAACTGTCTGAAGAATGCTTTGCTATCATATTTGACGATATTTCAAGAATCGACGCAAATGCGCTGTTGGGCAACCTTATCTATGCAATGGAGTGTCGCAATGAATCCGTAGCCCTTGCTGATGGTTCGGAATTGTGTATACCTGACAATGTAACCATTATTTTTACGGAATGCAGAGATTTTCATTCAGGTCATTTGGACTATGCTTTGCGTAGAAGGATGGATTATGTTGCTGAGTTGAAATCTGACAAAGAAATAATTGAAAAATATTACGATGCAGTTAATGCAAACGCAGGCAGGATTATTACGGATATCTTCGAGAGCATAAAAGAGTTCTTGTCATCTAACGCAACTCCCGGAGTTCCTGATGTTGCTGAAAAATATATGCCAGGACATGGACTTTTTATGGTTGATCGCACAGGAACATCATATTTTGTGCTGGACAAGTTTAAGCAGAAAATGATGTATCAGATATTCCCGTTTTTGAATCACTTATCTTCAATGGGAATAATTCACCGCAATATTGAATCCTTTGAGCAGGCGCTTTCTTCAAAGCTAAACATCGGAGTATCTGGGCTGAATCGTATTTCAGACATCCGAAAGGTTATGGTCAATTCAGGTGACAGAGTTGATCCTTACTCATTGGAGGACACAATCACCTATTACGAAAGAGAGATTATTCCGAATCACTGTTCCGATTATAAGGGCTTGTTGGAAAGCGTAATAGATGCAGTCGTATTGAACGGAGTGTTTCCAAGCGATATAGCAACAGACTCTCTCTTGTTTAACATAGAGGTTGCGTCAGTACCGAGTAAATCCGTGCCGGTGGCATATGCGTCTTATTTGGTAAAGGCGCAGGATGCTCCGAGTTACTATTATGAAACAGCTGTAAAAGGAAAAGATCGGCGTAATCCTCATGCATACTATTCTACTCGTCCGGGTAATGTGGGAAGATGGGCTGATCGGTCAGATGTTGCCGCATATGAGATTTCGTATACAGATGGATCACCAAGCGATACCTATCTTCCGCTGAACGGGTTAAGGCTGCATACATTTACGACAAACAATGTTTGCAAGGACAATAATCCAGCAGAAATATACGGCTCCTTATATCGGCTCTTGTCATACTACTTAAAAGTATATGAGATGAACATATCGCTGATAAAGGGACACGACGAGTCTTATGCGGATTTGGATGAGTTGATTTTACTGGAGATAAAGTACCTCTCATCACTGCATGATGAACTTAGGAATGTCAATGCAACTTCACAAACAGAACGTGAAAAAGCGCGTATTGATTATTTCGGCACAAGGATGAGGCGATTGCGAACGCTGTGGACGCGGCAAGGAGAAGTAATCAGGGTTGACAAACAAAAGTTTGAGAATCTGATTGCAGAATCTACACCTTTTAGTGTCGAAGCATATGAGGATATTTACAACATCACAAGTGGTGCGGAAAAAACCATAGAGATAAAAGGAGTGGTAAAAATGACTGACTTAAAGGATTATCAGCAGATTATGGAAAACATCGGGGTTCGTCAGATGGTGTTCCAGGGACCTCCCGGTACATCTAAAACCTTTGAGAGCAAGAGGTTCGTACTTAAGCAGCTGGAGCCGGATTCGGAAATCCTCACAAAACGTTTTGTGAGCCAGGAGGATGTATCTTTTGCACTTGATGCTTATAAGCTGACGGAAGAAGATTACTCTAATCCGACGGCTTCTGCGAAGCTGACCACGGGTGGATGGGATTTGGTACAGTTTCACCCATCATACGGTTATGAAGACTTCATAAGAGGTATCGAAGTGAAGGCTGATGGAGGACTTCCGTCATATAACAGTGTTAACAGAATCCTTGGCAAGATTGCCGAGTTTGCCAAACTTGCTGAAAAAGCTAATCCGAATGAACCACCGAAGTTCTATCTTGTTATTGATGAAATTAACAGAGCAAACATTGCTACAGTATTTGGTGAGCTGATTTACGGTCTCGAATATCGTGACAGCAAAGTGTCTACGCCTTATGAAGTCGAAGACAAGGTTGCTAATCCTGTATCAAGAACCAAGGATATCGTTCTTGGAAAGAATCTGTTTATTATTGGCACGATGAACACCGCAGATAAATCCATCGATTCAATCGATTATGCTATTCGCAGGCGTTTCCTTTTTATTGATAGCCCTGCAGATCGTAATGTTGTTATAAGCTGCTATCAGAATGCCTCTGAAAATGATGATGAGAACTCTATTGAACTGTTGGTGTTCGATGCTGTACAAGCGGTTTTCGATAATGAAAGCTATTTCAATGATGAGTATCAAAAAAGCGATGTTCGTCTTGGTCACACCTATTTCCTAAGAAAAAGGAAAGAAGGTTATGAGGAAGATTTCGTTGAACATTTTGTTTTTCAGATCATTCCCATTTTAAGGGAGTATGTGAAAGATGGGATTTTAGATACAATCGAGGACCTGAAAGCCATCGAACATACACCTTCGGAAATAAGGGATGCCGCAGACCGCAGCGAGCGAGTTCGCTTTATCAGCGATAACATCATGTTGTACGCTAAAGAGTTCGGCAATATGACAAGGTCTGGCAAACGCATTGACAACGAATATGTAGGGACTTTTATTGAAGAGGTGCGCACAAAAATCGGGTATTAATAGGAAAGTGATGTTATGGCACGAGATGTAATAATCCATCAAGTTAATGACTGGTCTGTGCTGAATAGCAAGGATGAGGTATGGACAAAAGTAGATCTCTCTGCGCCAGAGGTCAATTTTGGCATACATAGATTCCAAGGAAAACTGTGGAGTAGCGGATATGTTGGGGTTGGTAGACTGTATGATAAAAACGGCCACTACCTCAAATCTGGAGGCAAAGAACATATTATCGTTGTGACTTCACAATACGGCATGGACCCGTGGCAGATGCTTGAGACAGTAATGACTGATGATGAATACGACGATTACATTGCAGAGATGTACGCTGATGGAAGGTCTCTGTTTCATGTTTTCTATGATCAGCCATTGATAAAGTTATCTCAGGATACAAAGCAAGACGGGGAATTGTTATATGCTCTGAGCTTTGTTACGTCATGTTATAGCCTTTGTAGAAAAGGCTTGAAGAAAACCATGTTCCATCAGGAAGAGAATTATGCCTCAAAAGTTCGAGGTAAAATCGAAATCAAGAAGAACATACGCATGAATACTTGCAAAGGTAGATGCGATAGATTTTACTGCAAGTACATTGATTTTACTGAAGATAATATTGAAAATAGAATCCTCAAAGCGACTTTGCTGAAGTGTAAAGAGATTATAGGGAGGCGATTTTCTCCGACTTCTGAAGTGTCAAAAAGGATGGCTTATTGTCAGAATGCATTTCGGCGCGTGAAGACTGTTCGGATTAAAACGAGCGATTTCAATGGAGCAGATGCATCAGGGCTTTATATGTATTACAAGCCTCTTTTGCAGCAGGCGCGTTGTATCTATGGACAGAAATACTACGCATTTAAGAATGAGGATGGTCAATCAATAGCCAAAAGCGTATTCACGATTCCATATATGATAAACATGGAATCCCTGTTTGAGTTTTATGCTCGAATAGTTTTGAAACGAACGATAAATATGGACAAATACTCTTTGGATCGTTATTCCAAGAGATTGTATATACAGAAAGATGTTAGTGATATTTCAGAGGTTGAACGTGGCATCCATCTAATGCCCTATTGCATTCCTGATATTATCATTCGTGACAATGAAAGCCGGAAACCAGTAGCAGTTATTGATGCGAAATATAAACCGAATACTTGTAGCGCAAGGTCTGACACCCATCAGTTGCTGTCTTATGTCCTTTTGACTGATGTTAAGCGATGTGGATTTGCATTTCCGGGACCCAAAAGCCGCGCAAAGATTATGGATGCAACAGAGACGACTTCGCTCCCTTTAGCGGTTGATTCATTGAATTATTATGAATTGATTTTAGGGAACGACCTTGATAATGCATCAGAGGCATTACAACAAATTCTTCCGTGAAAGGGTTATCTATGAAGTATTACACGGTTTATCGGGAGGATACCGATGAAATCATCGCATTTGGAAATGCAGTCCAATGCGCTGAAATTCTCAGATTAAAGGATGCTCGACAATTTCATGCTTTTGTTTCCAAAACACGCTCTGGATTAAGGAAACGCTATAAGGTTGTTGTTGAAGAATACGATGAGAAGGATGACACAAGTGAAACATAAAGTAAAAGTCCAAGTTCCTGTGGAAAAACGCGGTCTCTTTGGCATCAAGAAAACTGTCATGGAAACCCGTACCATCGAGGTGGACGGCAAGACCTACAAGAAAATGAAGACGAAGTGGAAAAATCGTCCGTACTCCATCGAAGAGATGATGTTCTACGATGACCTGTTCGATGAGGACTGAGCGCGTTTGGATTTGGAAAGAATATGAAACGGAGGCACTGAAATGAAAAGAATTATATCAGCAATAATCGCCGTAGCGATGATGTTAACTCTCGTAGCCTGCGGATCGGAGGAAACTACACAGTCACAAAAAGAAATTACAGATACCGCTATTTACGAAGACACCGAAGCGGATATTCTGACCGCTGATTTCTATGATTTAGAAGACGGGACTCCTGTTGTGCGTGTACACTTTAAGTATACGAACAATCAGTCGGACGGCCTTTATATGTATGAGTGCTTTGCGGTTCGTGCTTTCCAGAACGATACGCAGCTCGACGATATAACCGATGTCAACGAAGAAAGCAACATCGGGGATTCTGCGGAACTTATCAGAGAGGTAAAAGACGGAGCATCGTTAGAATCCAGTTATGTGTTTATACTTACTGATGACTCGGATGTCGAAATACGTGTTTGCACTCCTACAGCTGATGAGGATTTGCTGGCGCAGAAAATATTTAATAAGCAGGAGTGATGTCCAATGGAATGTGAATATCCAATCTTTGAAGGCACGATAGAAAAAATAGTCATCGAATCCGAAGACAGTGGATATATCCCGCCGGCTCCGGGACAGGAAATAAAGCAACGACTCACGATGAGGCGTAACGGAAACGTGTCTCTGACGAGGTATTTCTCTGGGGACTTCTCCAAAGTTCCACCCACAGAAGACCTTAAGACCATGAAAAGATATCGTGGCAAACCTACGAAAAAACTGATGGAATATCTCGCATTTCATTTTGGAAAGCCTTATGTTCCAGAACTCGTATGTGATGGCGGTATGTGGGGAATTGAGTTGACTAACAGCGAAGGAAAGAAATTTGTATATTTCGGTTCCCTTGTGGGCGATATAATCATAGGCGGCTTAAACATCTCACAGATAGCTCGCCGTGTATTGGAGTTGGATGAACTGTGGATGTTTGACGGAGGAATAAGCGAAGATGTATGAATGTTTGTACCTTTTGATTATTCCTCACACATTTTGATTTTGCCTATACATTTTGATTTTCCCTCGGAGAGGTTCAAATCGAGGGTTCACCGTGGTTCACATCTTCGCAGGTAAAGTCTCTGAAAAACTGAAAACGGGCGTAAAAAAGAGGGCTTCCGGCGGAACGATACCGCTGAAAGCCCTTGTTTATTGGGGATTTTCTTTGTATCAAAGACAGCGTTTACATAGATGAAGG